CCGCATAAGCAGCAACATCAACATCTACCTTAGCAATAGATGCCTCAATGTCTGCGATTAGCTTAGCGGTTGGGATTTTTACTGACAGGGTTCTAGCCATTTGTTTCTTCCTTTTCTTTTGGGTGTTGTGTTTCTATTATAGGTGAGACCTACGACATTTATGGGGGTGGGCAGTTTTATCTGATACCCAGCAGAGAAGGTGGATTACTTCTTTACAGTAGTCCAGCGTGGCTGTCCGTTTACATCAAGGCGAACTCGGAAAGAACCAGACTTGGTTGCTACTACTTCCTGAATTGTGCCTGATACGCCAGACTTTGCTGTGGTGAACTGTGAGCCAACAGTTAGAGTGTTTTCCATTTTTTGCTTCTTTCTACTTATTTGATTACCAACTTGTGTTGATAGGTCTATTGTAGCGGATACCACCGACATTTGTCTACCATTTAGCAAAAATAATTATAACAATTCGGGAAAAAAATCGTTATAATCGTAAACCAAAAATGGGCTTGACAATGATCCTGATTTGGGGTACCCCCTTTCGGGGGACTTGTCAAGTCTAGAGGAAGTCGTCCTCGTCGTCCATGCACCAAGCGTCAAGTCTGAGAGACTCAATAGCTTGTGAGGCAGACACGCTTGTTGCTCCAGTTCTAAACTCTACGCCTTCTGGCAAGGGTATCATTCTAGAATAGTCTTCTTCCCAATAAGCATCAATAGCTGCAACTGCAACAGGTATCATTATCTTAGGAATTGGTGGATAACAGTTGCTACTAAAGTGAATCGATAGTTGTTGCTCTAGTGAGACTTCGCTACCTGCCAAGTCCATTGCGGTCATCATTCCCATTTTATTCTCCTTCTACACAATCACACGGTTGAATCATTAGTTTACCATCTACTACCGACACCATACCAAACTCATTACAGGTATCGCAAAAGTTTATGCTTAGCTGTCCTATCATAGAAACTCAATCAGGTCGCCATCAAAGTAGTCTAGAATCTCCCAAGCCTCGGCTACAGAAATCTCTCCACTATTCATCATCGCAATAGTCTCTTTTACTTCTTCTTCGTCTACATACATTAGCTTACCTTTCTTACGGTTGGGTGATTAGCATAGATAGCATAACATCTACCACAGACATTCTTGAGGTCATAGCTATAGCGTGGCTTCTCTTCAAACCAATACTCACAGTCATCGCAACTGTAAAAGTTTCTAATAGTTGTCATTTATAGCCTTCCTTTTCTGCTCAGCTCTTGTTTCCTTGTGGCGCTTAGACTGTTGGACTAGGTGTGGCGACTTTAGTAGCTGTCTAAACAATTCTTTAGACTCAGCTTTTCTTCTGGCTTCGTTTCTCTTTCCCAACATAAGATAATCTTAGCATTGACCACCGACATTTTGTGGATCTTTTCGGGACTTTCTTAAACTCTTTCGTAAATAGTTATTAACAAGTTATCCACAGGTGGGTACCTCATTTCTGGGGACTTGTCAAGTCTAGTCTGCGCTTCCTCTAACAACAATCCAAATCAAAGCTTGCATAGCTCTAGGTGTCATGCCAACTTCGAATGCCGCTTTTTTAACAGCCTCTACCAAATCCCAATACTGTGACTGGCTAGGTGTTTTCTTTTCAATTCCAACAGCTCGCAACATCCAAACATCAATCACAACGGCTTGCTCGTCACCTGCAATAGCTTTAGCGAATGAGTTAGTCTTTAATCCGTTCAACGCCTTGAATCCCATTGTCAACGCATTGTTAGCCATTACGATGTTGTTCTTTAGGCAGGTGACTTCTTGACCAAGTGAGAATGCAATAGCTCTAGCAACATTGACTGACCAACGCTCTCTAGGTGAGAATGCAGATACAACACTTGCGCCAACTTCAAGGGTAGTGTTTAGATTTTCTGCAACCTTCTCTGCAATACGCTCGGCGTCAACATACCACTTGCTTGCTTGTTCTACCTGACCAAAGGTAGCGTTCTTTACTATTCCTGAATAAACTGCAGCGTAGTCCATGGGGTTTCCTTTCATTGATAAGATTATCCTATCAGTGACCTATGACATTCTGGGGCAAAACATCGGCGTGTCGTAAAAAGTTTTTTATTCCTGGATCCTGAAAATCGGGTACCCCATTTCTGGGGTTTTGTCAAATCAAAACGGCGGCTTGGAATCGTTGATGTCTTGAGTCAGTTCGTCGTTCTGCCTTAGCAAAAACAAAATAGCTACAAGTTGAGTTATCACAAAAATCAAAGTAGCAAATCCGATAAAAAGCAAAATCGTTATTAGTTCCATTTAGTTCTCCTCTGGTGTTGTAAACAAATCGCTAACATCTTCAACTAGCATTAGGTCAATCAAATAAATCAGGTGTTCTAGTCCTTCAATTTCTTCTGTTGATAGATTACTCATTGTCAAGGTATCCTTTCCATTCTTCTTCTCTGTAGTCATACTCAGATAGCGCAATCCTGTATGCGATTGGGTCGCAGTTCTTTAGCATTTGCGAGGGACGCAAAGTTATCCCAGCAATGTCATAGGTTGGGTAAACATCATCTAGCCAATCGTCAAACTGTTCTTCAATTTCTTCTTGGTTCACTTGCTTATCCTTTCAATTGTTCTCTTAGTTGCGAAATACATACCAAGCTCATACGCAAGTATAACCAAAGCTAGGTCAAGTAGCAAGTTGAATCCGTTATAAAACATCAGTTAGTTTCCCTCCGCTAGTGTTGTTTCCAAGCTTACTATCCCAGCGATAGCGTTGTCAAACTCTTCCCAAGTATCAAAGGTTAGTGTTATCATTTCGTTCTCCTTAGTAGAAATCGTTAGGGTCTAGGTTTAGGTAGTCAATAGCTGACTCTAGTGGCATCATACCATCATACTCATTACAGTTGTGGCACACAACAGTATCGCTAGTGAAAACACTCTCGCAGTAAACACACATCTTGTCCATTTGTTATTTCCTTTCGTTGTTATCTAAAACCTATCACAACCCTACGACATTTTGGCACATTTCTCTAGCGTGTCGTATAACAAAATGATAACGAAGTTATCCACAGGCAGATCGAGTTATCCACAGGTGGGTACCTCATTCGGGCGTGTCGTGTCAAGTAAACACGCCGATAAATTATAACGATTTGATAACGCTGTGGATAACTTTGTAGATAACCTACAAAAAACAGGGGTAAAGTTTGTATCAAAAACAGTTGAAAAAGGGGTATAAATGTCGGTGGTTGATGATAGGCTAAAGGCATAAAGAAAGTTTAGATAAAAAAAGAAAGGATGTGTAAAATGGAAAAAGTCCAGATTACCTTCAAAAATGGAAATGTTGAGATTTACCCAGGAGACAACTGGGGATACTGGTTGTCAAGAGAGGGTATCTCAATGCTAGATGTTGTAAGTGTTTACAAGGTCTAGTGTCGGTGGTATCAAGTAAGCTTAGATTAGAAAGGATAAGTTATGAAAATCAAAAAGGTATCTGATTACCAAAAAGAGTATGACGCTATGCTAAAGGTTGCTAAGTCTTCTATCGCCCACGGCGTAGAATTGACACCAGCTTTTGAGAGCCAACTCACTAGCTTAGCTAAGTTGCTAAAATCTATGGGGGGTAAAGTATGATTACCCTAACCTTCAACACTTGGGAAGAATACGACCAAGCAATTAGCAACATTACAACACTAACAATTTCACTAGCAGAAAAGGAAAATAACTAATGACAACTACAATGTGGAGAAACACTAAGTGTTCAAATTGCGAATACGAGCAGACTACTGTTCTAAGTTATTACTTAGATAGAAAGATGTGGAATGCTAATCACAACTTAGAAAAGTGTGCAGAATTGCGAAAGCAAAAATCACTAGATGCTTTTGTTGCGATGTTTGACAATGCGGAAGATGCATTAGCTAGTCTAAGTATTATCAAGTAGCGGGCAGTAGTCTCGCAAGAATAAAAAACAATCGGGGTGGCCCCACTACTAATAAAAGTGGTGGCACCACTGTCCCCGATGTGGTCGCACTAAGTTTTTTGCTTTTTTGTGTGTAAATGTGTATCGTACATACTTACAAAATATTTTAATTTTCTTCAATTTAGAAAAAAAATATTTTTTTTAATTTACAATGGTATAGTCATCATTCCAGATCCGTCCTGGATCGGATATGCTTATTTTGCCAGTATGCTTAACTAGCTCATTTGGCCAACCGTAAATTAAGAAATCTTTGGATATGTCACGACCAAACTTAAGCTCATGCTTTGCGAAGTATGGATAATCCCTATAAACTAGATCTTTAGAAAAAACGCAGGGATTCCAAGAAAACTTGTATTTAACGTCATTATGGTTCATACGAATAAACTCACCTTGAGGCATTATTTCTGGATAGTCGTAATTCTTGAATCTGCTTATTCTTACTTGAGACAAGCTGCTATCTAGCTTATTGCATAAATCATCTGCAAAAATTGGGGCAAGTAATTCCCAATCTTCTTCAAAGAAAACAACATAGCCTACATCTAGCTTTTTGATATGGTTAAAAATAAAACGAATAGCTTTTGAGTGTCTTAACGGTCCATACGGCAATCTGTCTTTTGGGGTTTTGACTGTTTCATAGCCTTCATAGCTAATGTCTGAATCTGTGGAATTGTCAAAAATTATTTTTTCAGATATGCTTCCAGATAGGTTTTTGTTTAAAGATTCTATCGCTATATCCAAATAATCTTGGCGTCCTGCAGTTAGGACAGCTAGCAATATTTTAGGCATAATAGATTATAGCATTTTAAACTTTAATAGTATAATAGTCCTATGATAGAAACTATCCTATTTCTAGCATTTTCATCCTGGATGATCTATATCCTGATAACCAATAGAGACAGGGATTAATAATGGACTGTAATTGCGGTAACTGTTCTTGTAAAAAGAACTAGCCACGTAGGCCAAATTGCTTTCGCATGATATCTACTAGCTTAGTAGAAACATGTAGCTTTTTGGCTATTTCCGAGGTATTCAAACCTTCACCATACAATGCTGCAAGCATCTCTTTATTCTGATGTGGCTTAGTGTTTCTAAAATCGATTAATTGCTTGTTTTCCATATGTCTCTCCGTTTTCTTACCAATTACCTATAGGACAGCTAGCCTGCTTGAGGGTAGATTTGAGCTTCATAAAACATCCACATTTCCTACATTTTGTTAGACGTTTATCTAGCCAGGGGCACTGATTGCATATTGCTAGGCGGTATTCAATTAGCTCTTGATCAGATCTAGGCTGTCTAGGATCAAATAGATCAAAGAATTCCACTTCGCCATTGTCTTTCATATTTACAGTATAGCATATGGAGGTTTGTAAAATTTTGGGGGATTTACAAGAGCGAAGCTCTTCTTGATCGAATAACCAATATCCAAAATACATAAAATCGATCATATGACACGTACAGCCTATGAAACTATCCCTGACACATGGTTTGTCGAAATATCTCCCAAAACCCCTGTACGAGGCATATGAGGCTATTTAACCCTATCCAACATATATTCCATAGTGCAAATTTATTGCATTGTTTGGTTTGGTGTTGGTAGGTGGTTTTATAATATCTATTTACGGCGATTTTTAAAGCTCTTATATCCCGCCGCCCTGTAGCGAGAACTTTAAATCAAAGATAACTATTTTAATCTTGCCGCCGAGCTTTATTTTTCAAGAAAAATCGAACTTTAATAATGTATCTTTATTTAGTCAGATAGTCAAGAATTAAAAAAAGTATTTATAATAGTTTCATTATGGAAATTTTAAATTGGCTGGAAACATGGGTTCCTTTAACTATAGGAATCCTAACAATTATTACCATGGTTTCAGGTATTTTTTATACAATATATACAACTTTCACTAAATTCGTAAAGCATGAAATTCAGGAAGTCGCTAAAGAATTTAAACCAAATGGTGGTTCAAGCTTAAAAGATCAGGTTAATAGGTTAGAAGCTCAACATGCTAATTTAAATCAAAAAGTCGATGAAATTTACGATATTCTAACAACACCCACAAAACCTGTTAAAACTTCAAAACCAAAAAACTGATTATTATTATAATATATAAGATATATCCTATATCTTAATATTCTTTATATATTATATATATTATTTCTTAAAACCTAATTATAACAATATACCACACTTTTTTTATTTTGATCGAATATTTTTTATAACAATTTTGTAACAATTTCTAACCCCTTGATATTCTTGAGATTTTGTTATAATTATGTTATAATTCTATAAGCTGGTACTCAGGATCGTCTCTCATACCCACCGCCCTGAGTACCAGTTTTATTATTTATTATGTTATAATTTTGTTATGGGACAACACGTAATAGATAAGATTGGCGCAGATCCAGCCAATGTCAAATGGTCTGTAGTTAGAGGCGATACAGCTACCCTGCGTGTTGAATTCCTTGAGAATGATGAATCTACCTACGTCAATACATCTACCTGGCTTTTTAACTCATCTACCTATGATTCAAGGGGAGATGCTCTCGACGAACTCGAAGTCAACGTATTTTCAGGATATGTAGATATCGTAGCTAATCCTGAGATTACACAGCTTTGGGGTATTGGATACGGATATACCGTTGCTGAACTACCATTTGATCTAGAAGTGACAATCGGAGATACCGTCTGGACTCCAGTTGTAGGAACAATATCTGTTATTGCAGATGTTACCAGCGGAGGACTATAATGCCAGTAATACGGGTATCAGCAGCCCCTCTGAATATCCCTCCAGTTATCAAAGTTGCTGGAAAAGTATACAAGACCCAGAAGTCTAATTAATCTTATAAAACTAATCGCATCGTGGTATAATACCATAGGAGGAACAAATGGCATTTCCAGGAACTTATAACTTTTCTTATTACAAGGGTGACACCTACGAATTTAAGATCTACCCGAAAAATTCAGATGGCACGGCGTTTGACCTAAGCTCATTCGCTGACACTGAAAGCGAAGACAACGTTAGATTCTTCGTCGCTACCGAAAGAGGTATTGCTGGAATTGCAAGCCAAATCGAATGCAGCGCTCAAATAGTCACAGAGCTTTCAGATACATACATTCTCTGCACAATAACTCCTGGACAGGGAACCTCTATGAACGCAGGAACATCATACGTCTACGACGTTGAAATACGTAAATCTGTAGAAGCTACTCCATATATTCTAACTCTTGTTACTGGAACAATATCGGTAACTGACCAGGTAACTGGAGCTGGAGAACTCTAATATGGTAGATGTCGTAGTTTCCCCAGATAGCCTTAGCCTTGTTGGTGGACCATCTACTATTAATGTCGAAGTTGACTTTGGACCAGCTGGAATACGTGGTAGTCAGATATTTGTTGGCAGGGGGCAGCCAAACGATCCTAGCACTGTAATCGGACAAACTCCAAATATCCTAGATTTATACATTAACCTAGCCCCAACAACAGTCGACGAAGAATATCTCAATGTTTACCAGTATCAGAGTGTGGACGGAAATAATACTTGGGTAAGACTATTCGATTTACAGCCAGAAAATGCTAGTTTTAAAAAGACTGGTGCATTTACCGCTGGATCGACAGTTTTGTACGTACCAGTTGCAGATGTAACTCCAATTGTTGACGGACTAACTTCAGCTAACTTTAATGTTCAGTATTCAATCGAAAACTCTAACCCAGTTTCATCTGCCATTACCGTCGGGGCATTGGTTGAACAATCTGGAATACTTAATATTCCAATAACCGTAAACGCCATAGAATATTCTTCATCAACTTGGTCAGCCCTATCTGGAAATAAGACAGTTAATCTATTTATTACTATGGTATAATCTAGATTGGTGATAAAAAATGGCTGAACCAATTGGAAACCTTTACCCCACATTAATTCCAGAATACGATGAGGATGCTGACATTCAGGCAGCCCTCAGACTGTATCACTATGGAACAACAGCATCTGACGTAACAGAGCAAGATCTTCCAGAAGATTCTGTAGCGGGATACCTAAAGAGCCTACAAACCCAGATTACCGCAGTTACTTCTTCTGGAATTGGATCAGAAGTTTCAAGCTCATTGCCTACTGGAGTTCCAGATGGGTTTATCTGGGCAGATGCGGCATCTTCCGCAAACATAGTTGCAAATACCTCAACCGCACTTTACCAAAATGATGCTCCAGTGTCATCAGAAACTACTCCTCTTGTAGATGGTTTGTTATGGGTAGATAAAAACTCATCGCCATTGAAGATGTATGTCTATGACACCGCCCTTGGCTGGCGAGAGATTGGTGCATAATGGCAACACTAAGCAGTGCACCAAAGACCTCATACATCTATGATCAGCAAACTGATACCTGGTATCCACTAGCTGGAATTGCAAATACCGCAGCCAACTATATCTGGAGTGGAACACATACATTTAGCAATGCAACTACTTTTGTTAGCTCTATTTTTTCTAGGGCTGGAGTAAATAATTTTCAGAACCCAGCAGCTAGAGATGCAGCACTGCCAACACCAACAAATGGAACAGTCTGTTTCGTAAGGCAAAGTCCTACTGGAACACAGATCAATGAGCTTCAGTATTACTTTAATGGCTGGGTAAACATTTTAAGTGGCAATGCTGCAACTGCAACTTTTGCTACAACAGCTGGAACTGCAACTACAGCCACTACAGCCACTAACGCTACTACAGCAAATGCAGCAACCGCCCTAGCGACAGCCAGAACTATCAATAGTGTAGAGTTTAACGGAACTGCAAACATTAAAGTGCCAGGATCTTTGTATGTAGATTCATCAAATAATTACATTGGCAATAGAAGGATATTCGTAAAGAATAGCACAACGCCGCCAAGCGGATCTACACCAATTGATGGAGTAACTCCACAGGTTGGCGACATTTATATTGGGTGGTAGCTAATGGCAACCTTTACCCTGGCTCCTGGCTCTGGAAGTATTCTTCGTGGAAGAGTTGATTCTGTTCCATTTCAAATAGCACACTCTCTCACAACTCCAAACATACCAACCGCTAATCGTGGCAGCGATGGTAATGCAAATACTATGGTTGTAACCTCAATCGGAATCAGATCTGGTGGACTAAGCCATTCAAGTGGTGATGGAAGAGCTAAGATTTTTAAGTCTGGTGGAAACCTGTTATCTTATAGCGTTCTGGTAGATTTGCCAAATGTTGGCACAAGCACCCCAAGCTCTGAAGTATCATTTTCTTTTCCTGGTAGCGGCGCTTCAAACGCAATATTAGATGGAGGAACAAGCTATCGTTTTGGTTTACTTGGAGTAGCTACTGCACCAATTGTTTTTGCTAGAAGGGCAAATACCTCTTACAATATAGGGCTTCAGCTTTCAGGTAGTGCCAGCTCAGATTTTTCTGCAACAGATACTAGTACATTTGCAAATCATGCAATTATGGGGACTGTAACTTATATCTATACCCCAGAGGCTCCAGACGCACTAACACTATCTTCCGTAACCACCAGCTCTATAACCCTGGGCATACCATCATACTCAAGTTCTAAAGATAACGGCGACTCTGCTATTACTGGATACAGAGTTCAGTATAAGGCAAGCTCTTCGTCAACTTGGTCAGATTTAACAGATGTTAGTGGATCAACAACTTCTGTAACTGCTTCTGGGCTTTCTGCTGGAACCTCATATGATTTTAGGTTAGCAGCAAAAAATGGCGCTACAGATATCATGGGTGGGGTCAGCGCCTATAGTCCAACCACTACTGCTAGCACATCTGCTGCTGCTCCAGTATGGACAGACAATACTCTTGCCGCATTTTCTGCAAATATACCATATAGCGATGCTGTTGCTGCAAGCAATGCAAACCAATATTCTGTATCTTCTGGGAGCCTCCCAACTGGAATAACTCTTAACTCAGATGGAACAGTTACTGGAACTCCAACAGTAGCGCAGCAATCATACTCGTTTACTTTAAGAGCTACGAATACCGCAAATAGTCTTTTTGTCAGCCAATCATTTACTGGCACGGTAGGTGGATCAGATCAACCAATTAAAGTTTATGTAGCGGGATCATATCCAGGAAACGTAAATGGATGGATCAATGGAACAGTTAGAGTATTCAATGGCTCAGAATGGGTAACCCCAATAATCAAAGTCTATAACGGTGTTAGCTGGATAAATCCATCACCTTAAGTTATTTACTTTGTGTCTACGAGTCTTGAGTAGCTAATACTAGAATGCTTCCCAGCAAAATTTGAGATAGACCTTAATTCGGTTCTATCTCCTCTTTTACCTCCAGAGTGTAGCATGACATCTTCTGAGATATAGATACCTACGTGGTAGTATACGGATGCCCCATTATACTTAAAGCCAACAATGTCACCATACTTTGGCTCTTTGATTAAATATCCAGAATTCATTTGAGCTGTTGCGCTGTGATACAGATCAAATCCCATATGGCTGTAGGTCCACATTACTAAACCAGAGCAGTCCCATCCAGAGGGGGTAGACCCAGAAAACACATACCAAGTCTTTCCTACATACTGCTCAGTATTTTCTATAGCAACAGTTAGATCAGATAGGTTCTGTAGCAGCTGTTTATTCTTAAGCCGCTTTCTTTCCTGAGCCTTTTCATAGTTAAGAACCTTATTTTCTAACAAGGTTATTGGCTCTTCTTCTGGATGCAAAAGATTTGCGGTTTCTTCTGGGGCTTCGATAGTGAGCTGAGAGGGGGTTATTGCATAGCTTTGCTCTTTAGCAATTACAGCACTAGAGCACATAGTCAGCAAAAGCACTGACGTTAGTCCAAAAACAGTAGAAAAATTTTTATTCATTTTACTACCTCCTTTTTATTCTTTTTGTTGTTACGACCCTGTCACGGTCTTGGCGACAATATTTTTATTAGTTAATAGTAAAAAATATTTGTCTTGTATTGTCACGATTCCCACTTTGTTGTTACTCTGTTTCATCATTATCGTCCTTAACGGAAAAACACTCTTTTGACGGAGTGTTCTATTAATTATACCATGATTTGAGCACATCTTTTACTTCTATTAAGATTATTTTAAATATGGTATAATTTATAACATGGCAACTTCAAGAGGATCTTCGAATTCGTACAATATTGGTAGTGCTCCACCAAAGGTAGTTTGGACTATTGTTCGTGGAGATACCGCTGCATTTAAAGTGTATGCAACTGACGACGAAAGCGCACCGCTAAATATTCCAGACTGGCTAATTGAGATGCAAATAAAAAGGCCAACAAGCTCAGATAACGCTGGAGTGATTACTGATAGCGCCACAAACATTTTGCTTTTAAATCCAGAACAAGACCCAGATGATGCAATCGGAGAGTTTACAGTTTCTCTTACAGCTGCTCAGTCTGCAACACTGGAGACTGGAGATATTTTTGATATTCAGCTTTCTACCGCACAAGATCAAATAGTTTGGACTGTTGCTCAGGGTAGCATAGTAGTCCTAGAGGATGTAACTGACTAATGGCCAGGGCTGTATTAACAGACAAGCCAAAGTTAAAAACTAAAAGCATCACTCAGTCTGACTACCCACTAGTAAAAATTGCTGAGGATAAAAAACTAGTAAAAATTTCTGAGACTAAAAGACTAGTAAAAATTGCTCAGAGTAAAAGACTAGTAAAGATTGCTGAGGGTAAAAGACTAGTAAAAATTCAGCAAACTTTGCCATTTAGGGTTCGTTTTATAAACATCACCATTCCTGGATATTCTTTTCCTAATAACGTTCCTCCAGTTGGTATAGCTATTATTGGTTTCAATAACTATATTTTGTAAAATAATCACGTGTTATAATAATATAGTTATACTTCGAGGAAGACACCGTGGCAACAAGCAACGAACATTTCAAAGTCAAGCATGGACTAGTGGTCCAGGGGTCCGTTGCTACCGTAAATGGAAATCAGGTATTAACTGAGGCATCTCCTTTAGATGCCCTTGCAAACGTAAATCTTTCTGGCCTAAGCAATGGCGATGTCTTAATCTATAACGAATCTACCTCAAGCTGGATACCAGGAGAAATGACTGGAGGAGGCGGAGGCGGTGGCGAAACCGTAAGCGTAACGGTCAGCGATACCCCACCACTAAATCCTGCAACTGGAGATCTTTGGTATAACTCAAGCGTTGGAACAACTTACTTGTACTACGATGGTTTCTGGGTAGACTCAAATCCATCTCAGGTTGGTCCAGAAGGACCACAAGGCCCACAAGGTCCTTTAGGAAAGTTCCTAGTTTCTGAGACTGCTCCAGAATCGCCAGAAGAGGGAGACGCCTGGTACAATGCAGAAACTTCTAGATTCTACATGTTTTATGATAACTACTGGGTTGAGACATTTCCTAGTCAGCCAGGTCCTCAGGGTGTAGAAGGACCTCAGGGACCAGATGGAAAATTCCTGGTATCTGAAAATATGCCACAGAATCCCGAAGAAGGAAAACTTTGGTATGATGCAGCAAGCTCAAGGTTTTACATTTTTTATGACAACTATTGGATTGAGGTAACCTCTAATCAGCCAGGTCCTCAGGGGCCAGCAGGTCCGACAGGAGCAACTGGTGCAGCCAGTACTGTTCCAGGACCACAAGGACCTGCAGGACCACAAGGACCAGCGGGGCCAACAGGTCCAGCAGGAGCGGCTAGTACTGTTCCAGGACCACAGGGTCCAGCAGGACCACAGGGTCCAGCGGGTCCACAAGGACCAGAGGGCAATATCGGATATTTTGGAAACATAGACGGAGGCTCTGCTAGTGCTATTTATAATGGTATAATGTCTATTAGTGGTGGAAACGCAGGGAGTTTTTAATGTCAGTACAAATCCAGCTTCGTAATGATACAGCGGCAAACTGGACATCTGAAAACCCAACTTTAGCTATTGGCGAAGTGGGTATAGAGAATGACACTAACCAGTTTAAGATTGGTGATGGTGTTACCGCTTGGAATGCTTTGGAATATGCCGTTGCTGAACCAAATACCCTGGGAATTATTGGAGACCAGACTGAGTATAACCCAACATATAAGGTTACTGGTTTTGGAACTTACACAATTAACGTGCCAGCTGGAGCATATCACGTAAGAGCTCAAGCAGCTGCAGATTTTATTGTCGGTGGACAGACGATCTCTCAAAATGCTAACACAATGTATTTCTTTGACACACCACAAACAAGCATGAACATTCTCCCTATTGGATCTACTGGAAACGTAAACTGGGGCGCTATTTTTATCAATGACAACTGGAATGGCTGGTTTAGTAGCTGCGGCTATGGAAACGATGTTTACCTAATGGCCTTCAGGCATAGGTCTGGTGTTGGAGAAGTTCCTAGACTTTATGTCTCTACAAACGTTTCTAGCTGGCCACAGGTTTTAACTGGAAACGTAGATAACGAATTCTTTGTTGGCGGATACGGCAATGGAAGATATGTGGTTACTCAGGTTGGTACTCCAAGGGTCTGGTCTTCAACAAATGCTTTCCACTGGGACGAACAAATTAACAGTAACTCTTCTGGTGGACTTGGTCAGCCATACATGGCAGAATTTTTTAATGGCTATCACTTTATTGGTGGTGATGGCGGTCACTTTAGGTATGCAACAAATGGAACTAACTGGACAGCTCCAATTGATATTGGATTTGTTGGCAGATCAATCAGAAGCATGGCTTATGGAAATGGAACTTATGTTGTTGCAGGCCAAGAAGGACAGCTCGTTACTTCAACTAACTTAACAACTTGGACCACAAGAAACTCTAATGCCGTTGGTAACTGGCTAACAGCTGCAACCTACGGCAATGGATTATTCTTGGTTGCTGGAGGAAATCAACTAAGGTCGTCTACTGACGGAGTAAACTGGGAACTAAGAAATCCAGGAACTGGAAATGCGATTTACGCACTTAAGTTTGCTAATGGTATTTTTGTTATGGCTGGAGATTACTTTGTGGCAACATCTCCAAGTGGAATTACTTGGACATTAAGAAATAATCCACCTTGGTGGACTGGAACCTATCCTTCTGGATATGTTAGCAAAATTGACTTTGGTAATGGAAGATGGATTATGAGTGGCCAGGGTAGACGAGATGGAAATAACTGGTCATACGCAACTGGACTAACCACAACAAGCATGGGTGAGGCAGTCTCTGGCGGTAGCACGTATGTTTCCTTTGAAAAGAAGGGTGAGATAACTACATTAACTCAGTAGTTATATTTAAAAATGATTATTCTAAGAATTGAGGTCAGGTAGTGGCAATTTCACAATTCCCGCTATCAGCTGGTGGAGATCCATCTAGCTATAGCAGAGCGTATATAACTGAGCGTTCTGGATCTGTTCCAGTTGACATTAAGCCTGGGGTATACAATGTCACAGTAGCTTCATCTGGAAACATTGCTTTAGGAACAAACACTCTTGTTAATAATACTACTGGCACATACTTCATAACTACCCCACAAACATCTATGACGATTGCTCCATTGGGCGCATCTGGAGCTGTTCCGTGGTCTGGCCTAACTGGCGGATATGGATATGAGTCTAACAACTATTTCGTTGCAAAACCTTTAGTATTTGGAAATGAGCTATTTTTATTGGGGGTTTATAGGTATGATGGCAACAACTTTGCCCCACAACTAAGGGTTTCAACAACTGGAACTGGTGACTGGGGCCACCCATTAAATGCTACGATAAATAGTACATTTTTCCCAGGAGCCTACGGTGCTGGAAGATATGTTATTCCAGTTGCTGGTGGATCTGCTGGAGGAGAGTTGTGGACATCTACAAATGCCTGGCATTGGGATAGACCCTTTTCTGGAACATCTTATTTCTTTGCAAGATTTTTAAATAACATTTTCTTGGCAGGTGGAGACAGCGGGACACTAAGAACTTCTACAAATGGAGTAAATTGGTCCGAAGTAAACTCTTCTGCACAATCAGCGTTTCAAAGCAGAAGCATGAGATCCGCAGCGTTCGGAAATGGCGTTTATGTTATCTGCGGTGCAGAAGGCCAGCTTATAACTTCTACAGATACCGTTACCTGGACAACAAGGAATGCTAATGCTGTTGGTAACTGGCTAGAGGCTGCAGCATTTGGTAATGGCAGATTTGTGGTTGCTGGAAATGGACAGCTTAGAACTTCTACAGATGGTGTGGTTTGGGCAGTTACGCCATTTGGCAACCAACAGCCAATATTTGAAATAATTTTCCAGGGTGGAATATTTATTGCTGCTGCAAGATATTCTGTACAAACATCGGTAGATGGACTTACATGGACCCTTAGAACAAATCCGTCAACATTTAGTGGTGCAGACTATCACGCCTATGGAATTATTTTTGGAAACAACCGTTATCTCATGGGCGGTATGGGATTCCAGCCAAACACTGGTGTACATCAGGCAGTTTTGTGGAATACAACCACCTTTGGTGGAGCAGCAACTGCAGAGACCAGAGTCCTGTTTGAGAAAAAAGCTGAAATTTCTGCTATAGTATAATATAAGCAAAATACTAGAGAGAAGTTAAATGGAAAATCACGTAAATTTAGTTATAGCTACCCCTGGTCATTCAGTTATGGCACCATATCTAAAAAGCCTATTGTTGACAATTGATGAGCTAAACAGAAGGCAGATTTCTTGGCTATATACCTCAGAATATTCTAGCCATGTGGCTGACGCCAGAGAAATAACTTTAAATGGTAGCAATACTCCAAATCCAAAAGACAGCAGACCATTTAGTGGTCAAATTACATACGACAAAATTTTATGGATAGATTCTGATATCAGGTTTACCCCAGAAGACGTTATCAAAGCCTATGAGTCTGAGTATGACGTTGTTGCTGGAGCGTACCTTCTTGGAAATGGAACAGTTGTTGCCCACAAAGAAAAGATGGGGCAGCCATACACCTACGATCAGGTTCTACAAATGAAAGAGCCAGTACAGGTTTGGGGTGCAGGAATGGGTTTTATGGCAGTAAAGTCTGGAGTATTCGAATCACTTAGCAGGCCATGGTTCCAGTCTCCAAAAGTTGAGGTAGACTGGGATGGTGGAAAACTTGACTTTTCTATCACTGGAGAAGACCTATCATTCTGCCACAGAGCGGGGGAAGCTGGATTTGAAATCTGGTTCGACCCAAGTATCAAACTAGAACACAACAAAGTCATGAAACTAACATGGGAAGGACCAAGATCATGAGCAAGTACTACTATGAAATAGATGCAAACAATCACCTTAGGGTTTGGGATAATGACTTGGAGCTACCAGGCAATGCCCCATTCCTATTCCAGCCAGACTGGCCAGATGGTACGCCTTGGGCTAATAGACAGGAAGTTCAGAATTGGGCAGATGCCTACATTACGGCATTGCTAGATTCAACATCTGAATTTATTCAGGGCAACAACCCAGATGAGCCAGTAATTCCTAGACCAGAGCCATTTGACTATGATCCGTCTATTGTAGTCCCACCATCAGATGAGCCAGTTCCCCACGAGCCAGCACCAGATGGAACATACACTCTGCTAGACGAATCCTAAAAACAATATAGCTACCCCAGAAGATAAAAATTCTGGGGTATTGCTATATCTACAGTGATTATTTTAATTAGTGATATAATTAAGCTATGCGCATTAACTTTCCAAATTCCCCCACATTAAATCAGGTCTTTGTTGCAACCGATGGTCGCAGTTGGAGCTGGGATGGTTCTGTTTGGAATACTGTTTCATTTGCAATAAATGGGACACAGACAACTTCACCAATTACAAATACTGGAACTCAGTATAGTCCAATAATTGGTATAAACGAAAGCCTTATAGAAATCGAAAAGTCCCAGGTTGCTGGGCTAGAAGATTCAGAGCTTTTATCCATCATGGGCGCAATTTAATATGATAAACTTATTTATGGAGGAATTATGCCAGTAACAAGCAAGGTGCTATTTAGAGGTGCCGCTACTACTACAACTACCACCGCTTTGTATACCGTGCCTACAGGTAAACAGGCTATCGTAACAAACATTGTTGTATCAAATGCAACATCTTCAGAAAGAACCTTTACTCTTTCGCTAGATGGTATAGCCATTAACACCGCAGCACCTTTGGCTGGAAATTCAACAGCGTACATTGATCTTAAGCAGGTCTTGGATGCTGGAGACGCAGTGACTGGCGGGGCATCTGGAACAGGCCTAACATTCCACATCAGTGGCGTTGAAATAGCTTAATAGTTAAACTCAGCCTAATCTCAATAATATAAGATATAATATAGATTATGCCTATTGATTTTCCAAACACGCCATCAGTAGGGCAGCAGTTTTCCGTAAATGGAAATGCTTGGACTTGGAATGGCACCTCTTGGGATGCAGCAGTAACTACCATATTCCCTGGAAAATTTATCGCTTCCACTACCCCACCAGAAAATATCCAAGAGGGGCAGGGCTGGTTTGACTCAAATACTGGCCAATTTTTTATTTATTACGACAATTCCTGGGTTGAGGTTGGAGAGGTCAGAGTTGGCCCTGCTGGTGCAAGAGGTCCAGCAGGACCTACAGGAGCAAACGGACAAAATGGGGCAAATGGTGTCGCAGGAGAAACTGGTCCAGCAGGCCCAGGAATAGCAGTTGGCGGAACCACTGGTCAAATTTTAACCAAGGCATCAACTAATGATTATGATACCCAGTGGTCAACAATTGATTTATCTAAAGCTTATGCCCAGTTTAATAGAATTCAAGAAGTAACTTACGGATCTGGTCATCAAAATATTGTTTTAAATGAATCAGTTATAGCTAGCAATATAACCCTGAATACGTCTAACGGCCTAATAACATTCTCTCAGCCTGGAGTATATCTAATAAATGTTGGATGGAGATTTGGATCTGGTGGAGATGTTTGGACTGGTGTAAATCTTGCAACGGCAGCAGGAACGATAATTGCTAGAAGCTTTGGAACTGGAAACGTTGTAAATGATCCAGGGCCAGCAATGTTTTCTTTTATGGCTAACGTTACAGATATATCGACTGGCTATTACTTAAGGGTCTATAGAGCTGGAAGTAGCATGGCAATTATTACTCCAGATACAGAGGCTGGAAGAGCCATAGTTTCTACTATCTTAAAAGTATCATAGCTTATTAAAACTAGCTTAATAGTGTGATAAAATAGCCTTATGCCTTTAGACTTTCCCAATTCGCCAAGCCTGAATGACACCTTTACTACTGAAAATGGTAGGGTGTGGATTTGGGATGGATCTCGATGGGAGTCAATGGGGGTAACCTCTGGTGGAGGATCTGGTAGCATCACTGTTTCTGAAACAGCGCCAGAAGACGCCGAAGAGGGAGATCTTTGGTTTAACTCCGTAGACGGATCGACATATATTTATTACGATAGTTTTTGGGTTGAGCTAGTAACTAATAGCATAAGCGACGGTATTTCAGAGCTAGAGTCTCAGCTAGAAACAAAGGCATCAACAGGAAAGGCTATTGCAATGTCAATAGTTTTTGGAGGATAACAAATGGCAAACCCAAACATTGTAAGTGTAACAAGCATTCTAGGAAAAATTGCTGGACAGGCTATAGGTACATCCGCTGCAGCAATTGTAACCAACTCTTCAAACAGCAACAAGATTTTTAAGATTAACTCATTAATAATTGCAAATGTTGATGGTTCAGCAGCTGCAGACGTTACCGCATATGTTAGAAAGAATAACAGCGCAAACTTTTTTATAGCTTCAACTATCTCTGTACCAGCTGATTCGACTCTAACACTTATTGACAAAGCTACTTCGATTTACCTAGAAGAAAATGACAGTATTTGGCTACAGGCCAGTGCTGCAGGAGACCTAACAGCGATCTGTTCTTATGAGGAAATTGCGTAATGCCAAAGAATGGTGGCAGGCTAGGGCCTACGGCTAATGGCAGCATCAAAGGATTTTTCGGACTTCCTGAGCATTATCAATTAGTAAGGGATAATGCTTGGCTACTGCCTACTGTTACTGGTGGCATTTTAACTTCTGATTCCGTTTATCACTATCGCACCTTTACAGGTAATGGAACCCTGGAAGTATTTAATGGCCCCGTTCAGGCTGATTTCTTAGTAGTTGCTGGTGGCGGATCTGGAGGCGGACGTCACGGTGGAGGCGGCGGGGCTGGCGGATTTATTTCTGGAAGCCTATCAATCACACCTGGATCTTATCCAGTCCTTATCGGTGCAGGAGGAGCCTCGGTAGAGGGCAATGGAGTTCTTGGAAATAATGGAACAAATTCTTCATTTTTGCAAGAAGTGGCCGTCGGTGGCGGTGGCGGTGGAGTTTATGGCGATGGTGGACCAGTTATTCAAAATGGACTTGCTGGTGGTTCGGGTGGTGGAGCTCCATATGGAGGATCTCCAGGAGCAAGTAATCAGGTAGCAGGAGTACAAGGAACTGCTTTTGGTTTTTCTGGCGGTGGCTGGAATACAAACGTTGTTTCTGGTGGCGGTGGAGGTGCAGGTGGTGCTGGTCAAACAGGATCAACAAATGGTGGAGACGGTGGACCTGGAAAACAATGGGTTGATGGACTTTTTTATGCAGCTGGCGGTGGCGGATCTTCCTGGAACTCTGGAAGAGGTGGAAATGGTGGAATAGGTGGCGGTGGAGGCGGCAGCAGGGCAGATTACAATGGTGGCACCCAGGCTGGAGTCGGCGGTGGATCTGCTAGGAATTCTGGTGGAAATGGTAGCATTGTATTTAATAATGGTGCTATCACAAGAGCTGGAGATGGTGGAATTAACACGGGCTCTGGTGGTGGAAGTGCGGAACAGTCTGGCTATGCTAGTTATCGTGGAGTTTCGGGTGCTGGAGGGGCTGGAATTGTAATTATTAGATACCTTAGAACAGCAGCATCTAACTAAAAGTTACAGAATTCTTTTACATCACCCAATGCTATAATATAAATAAATTTTATAAGGAGAAATTATGTCACACTGGGCAGAACTAGATAAAGACAACATTGTTCTTCGTGTGCTTGTTGGAGATAATGAAGATCCTAACGGTGACGAAGGGTATCAATGGCTAATCGATAATCTTGGGGGAACCTGGATAAAAACCAGCTACAATGGCAATATTAGAAAAAACTTCGCAGCAATTGGATATTCGTATAACGAAGAATTGGATGCTTTTATACCTCCAAAACCATTCGAGTCATGGATACTTGATGAAAGTAGTGCATTGTGGGAGCCACCAACACCTTATCCAAATGATGACGGTATGTATCTATGGAACGAAGACGAACTTTCTTGGATTCCTGTAGAAGTGTCGTCAGAGTCTTAAAACTATTATGGTATAATTAGCGTATGCCCGCTATTGACTTTCCAGACACTCCTACAGATGGACAAGAGTTCTCTGCATCTGGTAAAACTTGGGTTTGGAACGATACCGTTGGCGTTTGGAAGGCGGTATCTGTAGGTCAGTCATCTGCACAAAGTGGCGTAGATCCAAACATATTTTTATTGATGGGAGCCTAAAATGGCGACAACTTATAAAGTTTTAGGGCAGTCTGCCCAAGATGCTGAAGTAGACGTAAATTTATACACTGTACCAGCAAACACTCAAGCAATTATTTCTTCAATTATAATTGCAAACAGACATACTCAGGACGCAACATATAGAATTGCAATTAGACCAAATGGGGCTACTTTAGCAAATCAGCATTACATTGCCTACGATGTCCCAGTATCAGCGTCTGACTCAACAACCCTTACTCTTGGAATTACCCTTGATGCAGCAGATGTCATTACTGTTAGAGCATCAAGTGATCTTTTAACATTTAGTGTGTTTGGCTCCGAGATAACAGCTTAGGACAATATATGTCAGCAAGAAGCCTAAGATATTCTGGAATAAATAATTTTTATGTTTTTCGTAATGCAAAAGCTCAGTTACCACCACCATTACTAACAGTTGAATATATTGTTGTTGCGGGTGGTGGTGGCGGTGGTGGATATCACTCAGGCGGTGGTGGTGGCGGTGGCTACAGGACAAATGCCATTGGTTTTACCTCAGGTGGTGGATCTAATCCAGAAGGTGCTCTAATTGCTCAAACTAATGTAAATTATTCAGTAACAATTGGTGCTGGTGGAGCTATTGGAAATCAGTCTGGAGCTGATCAAGGCACTAAAGGTATAGATTCAGTTTTTGGCTCTATTACTTCTTTAGGTGGTGGAAGAGGTGTAGCACAAGGACAAACAGCAGGCTCAGTAAATGATGGTGGATCTGGTGGTGGAGCTTCAGATAGTGCAAACAGGGCTGGTACTGGAACTGCTAATCAGGGGTTTGTAGGAGGGCACTCTAGTGGAAGCGGTAATTTTTACGTTTATGACTATGCAAACGGTGGTGGTGGAGGAGCTGGGTCTGCTGGAACACAACCAAACATTATAAATACTTCTGGTGTTGGTGGTGCAGGACTTTTGGGGTTTACTAACAGTTATTATGCTGGAGGTGGCGGTGGAGGAAACCTATCTGCAACTTCTCCACTTACTACTGGAGTTGGTGGTATTGGTGGTGGAGGAACTTCTGGACTAAAGGTTCCTAACCAAACAGCAAGGCGTGGACTAGGAAATGCAAATGGAGTAGCCAATACTGGTGGAGGTGGGGCTGGATATCTATATGAACAGGGTGGTGGAAACGGTGGTTCAGGAGTTGTTGTTTTACGATATCCAGAATCATATTCTCTGACCATTGGGGCAGGACTAACTGGATCATCATCTGCGGCAAGTGGAGGGCTTGTAACTACAATAATAACAGCAGGAGCTGGAAATATTAGTTGGACATAAGGAGATAAAAATGGCACACTATGCATTTCTAGACAACGACAATATCGTAACAGAGGTTATCGTCGGAATTGATGAAACAGAGCTAATTGAGGGTAAGCACCCTGAAGTATGGTATGGAGAATTTCGGGGGCAGACCTGTAAAAGAACTTCGTACAACGGTAACTATCGTAAAAACTATGCTGGGGTTGGCTACACCTATGATGAAGCTTTAGATGCTTTTATATCGCCAAAACCTTTTGAGTCGTGGACACTAAATGAAGAAACCGCTTTGTGGGAATCCCCAACACCGTATCCAAATGACGGCGGTATGTATTTATGGAACGAAGAAACCATATCTTGGGATCAGCAGTCTATATAAAATAAAATAATGATATAATATCGTTATGGCTAAAATTGATATTACCACGCTCAAAACACGTTTTGAGAGAGGCGATAGGCCGACGTCTGATGATTACAAGAATCTAATTGATACCCTTGCAGCTCAGGCAACTGATCTAGGCACTAATGGTAATAACGAAAATGAGATTTTTGGCATAGAAAACGAAACGGTAGTTGATTCATTCAGGGCATCTGACTGGAGAATGGTTAAGTATCTAGTTTCTATATCAAAAACCTCAAATGATGATAACAAATTTTTTGCTACAGAATTATCCATACTAAGCGACGGTACAAATGTTAACGTCTCAGAATATGGAGTTTTAGACAATGATGGGGATGTTGGAACCATTAGCGTCTCAAGGACTGAGGCTGGCGATATTAATCTTGTCGTTACCCCCAATCCTGCAGTTAGGCCAATCACTGTGCGTTTTGCTCGCATAGGATTAAAGGCATAAAATAAGGAGATAAGAAATGGCAACAGTAACCAAAGACTTTAAGGTCAAACATGGTTTAGTCGTTGAGGGACAGAATGGTACCATCAACGGATCAGACATTATTACAGAGGATGCCCTTCTCGCTGGAAATGGCGACGGTAACTTAAACATTACTGTAGGATACGATGCAGTAGAGAAAAAAGTAACCTTTGAGGCAGCTCCAGGTTATACAGACGAAGAAGCTAAAGCAGCAGCTACACAGCTTTTGGTACAGTCTACACAGACAAATATATCAATTACTGGAACTGAAGAAGGTCTAGTCATTACCGCTGAAAACGGTGTAGAAGATTCAACTACAGACGATCTAGATGAAGGCACAACTAACAAGTACTTTACAGACCAGAGAGCAGTAGACGCAGTAGAGACAGCTGCCACCTCAACTAACACTGCAAACAAGATTGTACAGCGTGATGCAAATGGAGACTTTGCAGCTGGAGATATTTCAGCAACTGGGCTGACTGTTGATGATGCTGGAACTAACCTTAGCATTGCATTTTCTAACGATGTTAATGGGGTTGCAATTAGCTCAACATCTAACGACATTAGCCTTTTCCCAGCAGCTGGCTACGAAGTTAGAATAGGTTATGAAATTGCTGCAACAAAGCCTTATGTAGATTTTGCAACTGGTGCAATTGGAGGCTCTCTTCTTAATCACACTGAGGCAACATCTGCCCACGGAGTAAATGGAAACATTGTAGGTGACTCAGACAGCCAGACTCTTACAAACAAGACTCTTGGGTCTGGAACCTTACTTGACAGTGCTCTAGATGCTAACTTTAAGAACATCAATAATCTAGGTGCTCCAAACAGTGACAACGATGCTGCTACAAAAGTTTATGTAGATTCTGCAGTTGCAAATCTTGTTGACGGTGCCCCAGCTTTGTTGGATACCCTTAATGAGCTAGCCGCAGCTATTAACGATGACGAAAACTTTGCAGCCACAATAGCAACTGACATCGGAACTAAGGTTAGCAAGGCTGGAGACTCCATGACTGGAAACCTAGCCATGGGTAGCAACAATATTACTGGTCTTGCAACACCAACAGCTAATGACCACGCTGTAACTAAGGAATACACAGACACAGCCGTAAGCGATCTTACGAACTACATCGATGGGTTCCTAGATCCAAGTACTGGTACAACAGTTGAATACATTGATCAGCAGGATGCAGCTACACTGCTTGCTGCCAATGGATATTCAGATGCTTTGGTTGCTGCTGGTGATGCTACAGCTACCCCAACCTACCTAGCCGTAGATATTAATTCGATTGCTAAGCAGGTAGCATTTACAACCCAAGCAGTTGAGGCTGGATCTCTTGCAGCTGCAACATTCCTAAAGTCAGAATACCGATCTGCAGAATTCTTGGTAAAGGTTCAGTCTGGATCTCACACAGAAATTTCAAAGCTATTACTTACTCTGGACTCTTCAGACAACGTTGCAGTTACCGAGTACGGAGTTGTGGGAACTAACGGTTCTTTGTCAGAAGTTTCAGCTATTGTTTCTGGAACAGACGTTTATGTCTGGGTTACCGTGACAGGAGCAGCCACGATTACAACTGTAGGAACGCTACTAGTATAATCAATATTGCGATAATAGCGGGGCAGACCTAAAATCTGCTCCGCTATTTTACTTGAATAATACAACTTATAGTATGATAAAATAGTCTTAACAAGGAGAGTTATATGCCATACATATCACCAAACAATGAATACCCTAGATACCCTGGAGATATCCAGATCCTTAATCCAGAATGGAATGTCGGAGATCCGCTACCAGCTGGATGGATATTCGTAAATGAAACTAATCCTCCAGAACTAGAGCCTGGACAGACCTTTGAAGCTGGGGAGCCAGAAGAGATTAATGGGGAATGGTTCCACACTTGGATTGTAAGAGATTTAACTGAGGCAGAGCTAGAAATTATGAATGCTCCTAGAACTGCAAGAGAGAAATTAGCTACGCTCGGATTTTCAGAAGCTGAGATACAGGCTATAGTTCAAAATAGACTATTTTAAACTGATTAGGATTTTTCATGGCACTTAGCAGACTACTGCAAAGAAGGGGAACAGCACCCCAATGGGCCGTTACTAATCCAGTTTTAGAGTCTGGTGAGCTAGGCATAGAAACAGACACCAAAAAATTAAAGCTTGGAGATGGCAGAACAGCCTGGAATAATCTTACATATGTTGGTGGCGCAGTGCCAGGAGAAACTGGTTCGTTAGGACCAGAGGGTCCAGCGGGACCAAGTGGACCACTAGGACCTGTTGGCATAAAAGGTCCAATTGGAGACGAGGGGCCTATCGGAGACTCAGGCTCGGTAAATGTAGAACCACCAATTCTTTACAATTCAACAACAAAAGCGTTATCCCTTAATCAATCTGCAATCACAGTAAACGAATCACGGGTATCGTCTTTGACGAGCACAAAGCAGTCAACATATACACTGCAGGCATCTGATGCCAACTCTTTTATAGGATCATCGACACTAGCATTGACTGTGACAGTTCCAGATGTTCTGCAGGACGGTGACATGGTTACTTTTATTCAAACTGGCACGGAAAAGATAACGTTTACAGGACAAGGCATCACCCTGAATACAAAGGCTACTTCACCAAAAACAAAAATGCAATATGCTGGAGCATCTGTAGCAAAAGCAAATGGCAGCTACTTTTTATTTGGCGATCTGGATTAATAGGAGAAATATATGACTTTCGTTAGAACTAGACAGAGGCGTGGTACGGCGGCTCAGTGGGAAACCGCAAATCCAATACTGGAAGATGGTGAAATTGGATTTGAGTCAGACACTACCAATCTAAAAGTTGGAGATGGAGCAACCGAGTGGGTAGACCTTCCCTATGTAGCCGAAGGTGTTCCAGGACCACAGGGCCCAGTTGGACCACAGGGCCCAGTTGGACCACTGGGGCCAGCAGGTCCAGCAGGACCAAAAGGTGACACTGGTATAAAAGGTGATGACGGACCCTCTGGGGTAACTAATGCAACAAGCCCACTAGCTTATGATGCCCAAAGCGAAACGGTATCTATAAATCAGTCTTCCATATCCATAAGCAGCACTCAGCTAGAAACAACTACAACAAGCAAGACTACCTCGTATACTCTACAGGCAACAGATGCAAACACTATAATTGGATCTGGAGCTTTTGATATCACAATAACAGTTCCAGATGTTTTGCAAAATGGACAATCTGTGACCTTCATTCAGTCTGGAGATGGCAAAATTACCGTTGCTGGCAGTGGACTTACGATTAATTCTAGGGATGGAAAGCTTGCTACTTTTTCTCAATATGCCGCTGCAACTCTGGTTAAGCTAGATGGCGTTTACTATTTTGTTGGGGATATCGGAGGCTAGTCTTGAGAATCCCAATCGGAGTAGTTAAAGAAGGAGAAAGGAATCCAGAGCACTGGTTTCTATTGATAGGATCACCAGGCTCCCCAGTCGAAGAATCTATAATTAAATCCTTTGATGCCGATTCCTCTGGAAATATTTATGTTGGTGGATGGTACAGAAATACCTCTAAAACATCTTTAAGAAAATATAATAGTGGTGGAACAATCTTGTTCTCAAAGGTTTTTGACAGAGTAGCTCTTGAAGAAGAGTGGTTCTATCAAAACGCATTTAATGTTTCTAGTTCTGGAAACATATACACAGCAAACATTAGAAACTCTAGTAGCCCATATATTTCTAGGAGAGACTCTTCTGGGGTAGAGCAGTGGAGGATAATTTATGGATCTGGATTTTGGGGTGGTCACTGCCTAGATTCTTCAGAAAATAGATACATGATTTTTAGCGGTTTTCAGTCTCCAAACGCCATGGTTCTTTCTAAATTAAATAATTCTGGAAGCGTTTTGTTTCAAAGAATGCTGAGAAACAACTCTGTAATAGATGGAAATGGTACCGAATCTGCGGATGGTATTTTTGCTGGAGTTCCACCTACGATAGATAGCTCTGGAAACATTATTATTCCAGCAGCTAGGCAAAGAAATTTTTTGGGCAGTGGTTGGGCAGAGGGAGGTCTTATTGCAAAGTATAACTCTTCTGGAACGCTACAATGGCAAAAGCTAATAGTTTCTCCTGCAGGCTCTAGAATTATGCCAGTTAGTACTGCTACAGACCCCTCGAATAATATTTATCTTCTAATTTCAGACCCTGGAATAAATGGAAGCCCATCCAAAGCAATTGTAGTAAAATTAAGTCCAGCGGGGGACATCCTTTGGCAAAAAAATCTTTTTGGACCCAACATATATGGCTTTGATAAAATTCACGTAGACTCATCGTCTAACTGCTATGTAACTGGAGCATCTGGAAGCGCTATGTTTTTTGTAAAGTACAACAGTTCTGGGGCATTGCAATTGCAAAGACTTGCATCTATTACTTCTAGTAACTTGCAAACTGTAGACTCAAGGCTTCCAAAAGACAGCCTAATTCTTCTTCAATCAACTGCCTTTCCTTATCTTGGAAACAAAAGACACATGCTTTTGTCATTGCCAACAGACGGTTCAGTTTTAGGATCTTATAAGATGGAGGGGCAGACTTTTACTGTTGTTGCTGGATCATTTTCAGAATCTAATGGATCGCTTACAATATCAGATGCCACTTTTTTGGAAGGTAGCCCTCCGTCCCTGTTTGGCGGAGACCCAGGCGGAAGACCAACAAGCGATGTTGTTTTATCGGATACAATCGTAAAAGTGTAAAACCTTAATTAATTAACTGCAGATATGGTAAACTAGGAATATGTCATCTCCATCAAACCTCTATGCTGAAAAGGTGTTCGCAGAGCATCCTACGGCTTTATGGTCTCTAGATGACAAGGCAGATTTTGTGTCTTTTATTAACGAGCAAGACCGCCAGTTTTTTAATGAAACCGAATGGGGCATTGTTAATGGAGAGGCGACTGGACCAGAAACAATTTCTGACGAGCCTTTTATTAATAGTGTTGTAAGCAGGGTTATTGGGTCTCCCGCAGATCCAGAAGTGGTATGCTTTAAAAACGAGGGATTCCCAGTACCACAAATGAATCAGGATCTTGGCACATTTTCTATTGGGGTATACGTATATCCAGAAACTCCGCTAGTCAGTGGCTTTGAGCTTGGATACGAGTATACAGATCCAGATACACTAGATACAGTTACACAAACAAAGAGCTTTGTTAGCAGCATATTTAATCGCTGGATATTTTTATCAGAGACCTTTGAAATCCCAGAAACCACTGAGGGAATAAGAATAATTCTTAAGCTTAAATATGAAGCGACCCCAGAAATTACAGAGTATCCGTTTTTGATAAATGGATTAACTCTAGGGCAGTGGTCAGAGAACTTTAGCACAAGCTCTTTGGGGGTAGACTTAGAAGACTTATCGGACAAGAATATTGCTCTGTCTATGAGTCATGGAATTGAAGCAAGGGCTTATGGATTGCAGGATCTGCCTGGATACTATTTAGCAAAAGATAACTTTTTGTTTGCAAAAAACTCTGGTGTACCATTGGTTTATGGGGCATCTAGCGTTACAAAGATTTCCCCAAATCCAGACGGTCCATCCTTAATAATTCCTGGATCTGGATTCTTGAATGATGTTGGTCAATATAAAGAATATACCATGGAGATGTGGCTAAGACTAAACTCCAATACTACAGAAAATAAAAGAATCTTTGGACCAATAGCATCTACAGATGGACTTTATGTAGATGGGCCGTTTATAACTCTGAAGGTTGGAGATGCATTTTCTTCGCACTTTGTCGGGGAATGGTTTAGGCCAATGCTTATTAATATTAGAGTTCTTAATAATTCTGCCAGCCTTATGATAAACGGAGAAGAAGTTCTATTCCTTGACGTAGATACTGCCAATCTACAGCTACCAAAAGAATTTGACGAGTTTGGAAGAAGCCAAGACTGGTTAGGATTCTATGCATATGATGACGTAGACCCAATAGAAATAGACTGTGTGGCTCTTTACCCATATTCTGTTCCAGCAATTGTTGCTAAAAGAAGGTGGGTGTATGGCCAGGGTGTGGAATTTCCAGAAAACATTAACACCGCATATAGTGGAACATCTGTATTTATAGATTATCCATTTGCAGATTATGCAAATAACTATTTGTATCCAGATATTGGTAGATGGAGTCAGGGAGTTCAGGAGAACGTTTCTGTACAAAACAACACACTGTCTTCCCCATCTTACTCGTTGCCAGAAATAGTATTTAGAAATAACCCTAGTAGTGACTGGTACGCAGATTGCCTAGCTGCCCAAGATGACCTAAAGACATTTATAAGCCTTAGGCCAGATTCAGACTGGGATAGCTCACAGGGTCACATATTGTTCCCTAGCCTAAATCTAATAGGTCAAGATCCAAAAGCAGTATATGGCATATTCAAGTTTATGGAAGCATCCCCATCTGAACAGGTACTGCTACAGCTAGTAAATGAGCTAACAAATAATTACCTGACAGTAAGTCTCGTAGATAGAGAAGTTGTATACAAGCTAAAATTTGGACAGGGTGCAGAGCAGAATATTCTTACAACATCAAACCAGTATGTTGAGGGCACAGAGTTTTCCGTAGGCTTTGACATAAAACGGTTTGCAGAGTCAGTAGGCGGCAACCTATTGTCATTCTTTGGTAACAAGGATGGGCTAAAACTATACGTTGGTGGCAATAAAGACCTTACAAATACTTTCAGCGGCAAGATCTATAAGGTCGCTATTTGTTCGGAAAGAAACTTAGATAAGATATACGATGCCTTTAATGACAATGGCCTTATTCCCTATAACGATATTTTTAACGATTTCGGAGACCCATTTAATGAGCTAACAGATCTTGATGGCGGTAGCTACAACACTACTGAATGGCCAACAATAACAGACGGAGGATCTTACGAGTCTGGATCTGTAATAAGCACTGATGCTCATACAGCAAGCTATACTCTGGTTCCTAAAATAATATTTAACAAGCTAATCCTAGATATAGCTACTGACTCTTATTGGGAAGATTACCTGCCACTTACATACTTTGCAAAATTTGTCACAGATGTTAATGGTGACAGCTATTACGACCTAGACTTTATTCAGCTCAATATTAATTACCCAGCCGTGACAAAAACGGTAGAGCTAGAGGGACAGCAATACTATGACACATCCGACGCATTGGTAAAGACCTACATAACATTCCAATATCTTCAGTCTCCAAATGCACCATTTAAGTCTTTTACAAATACCAGATTGTTGCCAGCCGATGGGATAGTTATTCCAGACTCAAGCATATTTAATACAAAGTATGAGGTTGTAGACAATTCAGTCATTTATATGCCAAGTGGCATAAACTTTAATGACCTACAAATTGTCGTTCACATAGAGCTGCAAAGCGAAGGTATTTTGACACAGCCAGTAAAAATCAAAAAGCTACAGCTTGCCTCTCAGTCATTTAATGAGGTCTCCCCAAATCCGATTGGTACAAGATTTGGAGCAAAGATGTTTCCATACAAGAAATATGGCGTATATTTTTCTTACAAGGAAAGAAATCCAATTAGTATTTACAAGGGCAGCACACCCTACCTATACCTGACAAAAAACAGCGGTATTCAGCTTAGGGGTCCAGAAGAGCCTGGAGTAAGTAGAGGGCTATCTATTCCGATAAACGAAAACCTTGCTACAAACTATAGAATTATTGCAGCTCAATTGGCTATTCTACAGAATCAGGGCCTATTTCCTGAGCAAGCTAGAGAAATCTTTGAGATACAGGGTAGGAGCACATATATAAAGTTCTACGTTGTTTCTTCTCAACCAGACAGAAAACGTGGAAGAATCTACGCTATAAATGCAAATACTGGAATGGTAGAGGACGGAATAGTATTTTATGTAAATGGAAATGCTGCCAAGAACCCTATGATCTCTGTAGATGAATGGGCTATGCTAGGGATTAGCTTCTCTCAAACCATCGACTTTAAGAACTACCAGGGAGCCTTTAGAATTACGGGGGATGTTCTTATCAACAATGTATCCTATTATCAGTCTACAAGCCTCCAGGAGGTCCAGGTGACCGTGTCTAGGCCATGGCTAAGAGTTAAGTCCAGCACAACTGATCCACTAGATAGAACCTGGGAATACTGGCTAGACTCCTTTACCTGGAACGATGTTCTTGTTATCTCGTCTGCCAGCTTCCTTGGTCTGAATGCCTCTAACATTTACAAGGCTTACACTGGAACAAATAAGATAATTGTGGACGATTTAAAGGTAGATACAAACACCTCTAATACTTTTAGGCTCAAAAACTATCAATACAACGTCCTTAGAAACGTTCTTTTAGAGTCTAGCGTGACAGACCCAGCATAATGTGGTATACTGGTGGTTATGAAAAGGCAAAAACCACGATTTCCTGGTCAAGTTGGTGACACAAAAGTACAGATCGTAAACGAATCTTTTACTGGATTCGGCGTTTACGTTTGGAAAAAAGCTAATGGCAAATGGTTTACTGATGGCCAGGGTAACGTTCTTAGCATCAATTCTCGCAAAGGTGATGAGTCTAAGATTGCTGAGCTTAGAGCAGCTGCAGCCTATTATGGCGAACCAGATGGAAAAGAGTATTACTTCGAAGGAAGCTCAAAGATATCTGATGAGCAGTATAGCGAGCAGGCAGATAGAATGAACCAAGGTCTAATCCCATCCGAGAATGACATTGGTGCTTTGATAGCTGCAAAGAAAACCTTCGATGCTTATGGAAGTGATGAATAATGGATGAAATCCAGAGAATTCTGCTAAAAACAGATGACCTATTACCAGAAGATGACACCTTTAAAAGGCAAGACCCCTTTAACAAGCCTTGGGAAGAGCTAAAGAAGTTCTCTGGAATTAGCAATAACTTTAAAAGAAAAACCAACAGGATTGCAAAGGTTGATGCAACCGACCAATACCTTGGGAATGCCCTTGCTGTAAATGCTGGTAGAGACGGTGCAAGATCTAAGGAGATTAACCCTGGAGTTGTTTACCACAACGGATATGGCTTGTTTGATGTCATTACCCCGCCATGGAATCTTTATGAGCTTGCAAACTACTATGACACATCTTTTGCCAACCACGCAGCCATTGATGCAAAGGTGGAAAATATCGTTGGACTTGGTTATGACTTCCACGTTTCTGATAGGACTATGATGAAGCTTGAGTCTGCTAATGAAGAGCAGAGGGCTAGGGCAAGAAACAGAATTGAACGAGCAAAAATTGAGATGCGGGACTGGATAGAAACCCTTAATGATGACGAGTCCTTTACAAACGTTATGACAAAGGTTTACACAGATGTTCAGGCAACTGGAAATGGATACCTAGAAATTGGTAGAACCGTAAATGGCCAGATTGGATACCTGGGGCACATTCCAGCAACAACCATGAGAGTCCGTAGACTTCGTGATGGCTATGTCCAGATGATTGGTCACAGGGTTGTCTACTTTAGAAATTTCGGGGCAACTAACGTAAACCCAATGACTGATGATCCAAGACCAAACGAGATCATTCACTTTAAGCAGTATTCTCCACTAAATACTTTCTATGGTATTCCAGACATTATGGCTGCAATTGGATCTTTGCATGGAGACCAGCTAGCATCACAATACAACATTGATTACTTTGGAAATAAGGCTGTTCCTAGATACGTCGTAACCCTAAAGGGTGCAAGACTATCTGACGAGGCAGAAGATAAGTTATTTAGATTCCTTCAGACAAATCTAAAGGGTCAGTCCCACAGAACCCTCTACGTTCCGCTACCAGGAGATACAGAGACTAATAAGGTTGAGTTTAAAATGGAGCCAATTGAGAACGGTGTTCAGGAAGCTTCCTTCAAGGAATACCGCAAGCAAAACAGAGACGACATTCTTATTGCACACCAGGTTCCGCTATCTAAGATTGGTGGAGGGGATTCTTCAAACATCGCATCTGCCCTTGCCCAGGATCGTACATTTAAAGAGCAGGTGGCAAGACCAGCTCAGAGGAATCTAGAGAAGGTTCTTAATAAGATTATTCGTGAAAAGACTGACATCCTAGAGCTTAAGTTTAACGAGCTAACCCTGACTGATGAAATTGCTCAGTCCCAGATTCTTGAAAGATACGTAAAGACCCAAGTTATGGTTCCTAACGAAGCCAGACAGGTTCTTGGTTTGCCACAGAGGCCAGACGGAGACATGCCATTTGTAATGTCACCACGGCAGGCTGCGGATACTAGGGCGGATCTCTCAGGAAATAGAGCAAGGGACACCGAAAGGTCTAACAACGCTTCTGATAGCCCAACAACCCTAAGTGGTAGAAATCCACAGGGTGAGGGTAGAGCAGCTGAGTAGTTTTTTGTAGGTTTTTAACAATCATTACAAAAAGGCCCTATAATTGGAGTAGTATGACTATTGCAAAAGCCCATTGGGACACAGAGGGCGAGAATGTTCGCCTATCCATGCCGTTCAGTAAAGTGGACGTTGAGAGACGTATTGTCTCTGGATTTGCAACACTCGATAACGTAGACAAGCAGGCTGACATTGTCACAGCAGAAGCAAGCATGAAGGCTTTTGCAAAATTCCGTGGCAACATCCGTGAAATGCACCAACCAATTGCTGTTGGCAAGATGCTATCGTTTAAGGAAGACAAGTACTTTGACCCAGAGACAAAGAAGTTTTATTCTGGTGTTTACGTATCTACTTATATTTCTAAGGGTGCCCAGGATGCTTGGGAAAAAGTTTTAGATGGAACATACACTGGTTTTTCAATCGGCGGTAGAATGAACAAGTGGGATGACGCTTACGATGAGAAGATGGAATCCAAGGTTCGCATTATCAAAGAATACGACCTTGTAGAGCTTTCACTTGTAGACAATCCAGCAAATCAGTTTGCTAGTATTTTGTCTGTTCAGAAGGTAGATGGTGTAGACACCGTTCAGGGTGCAAATGCAGATACCGTAATTGAAAATGTTTTCTGGGATGCCGAAGCTGGCATGGTCCTACTATCCGAAAACGAAACAGAGGTAAGTCCCACCTCTGGCATAGAAATGCAAAACATAGGTTTCGTTGAAAAGACGGATACAGAAAAACCAGAAATGATAAAGTTCTTAGTTGATAGTGCTAAAGGCATTAATACTTCTAAGATAATTAAGGAGGTAAGTCCTATGACTGACGCAACAGAAAACGTGGCAGCAGAAGCTCCAGTAGCAGAAGCTCCAGCAGTTGAAGAAACACAGGTCGCTCCAGAGGCAGATACCGCTGCCGAGTTGAATGTCGAAAAGTCTGAAGAAGTAGATGCTGAAAAGTCAGCTACTGCTGGTGGCCCTGCTGCTGGCTCCGAAGGCATGGACGATGAAGACGATGAAGAAGATGAAGAAGACGCTATGAAGGGCAACTACAAGGAGAAGTCGGAAGACTCCGCTTCTGTAGAGCCTGCTGTAGAAAAATCTGAGTCAACCGAAGAGGTATCTAAGTCAGAGGATGTCGTTACAGCAGCAGTTGCTGAAATTCGTGACGGTATCACAACAGCCTTTAGCGATCTAACATCAGTAGTAAAGTCACTTGGTGACGAAATTGCTGAGCTAAAGAAGTCACTTGATCTAGCAAATGCAAAACTTGCAGATGCAGAAAGCGACTTTAATGAGTTTGGAAAGAGGATTGATGCTGTTGAGGCAGACACCGCTTTCCGTAAGTCTGGCGATCTAGGCGAGATTGTACAGAATCAACCTGAAACGGTTGAAAAATCCCTATGGGGCGGACGTTTCCTCAAAACTGCCGATCTATTTAGATAAGAAAATTCACTTAGGAGGTGACAATATGTCGGAAGAGATTAAGAAAAACTATCCAGGAGCTGGCGCTAACGAAGTAAACGGCGAAGGTGCATTTGCGTCTGGAGGTGTTGGAGGGGTAACTGATCCAGGGCTAAACACCCTAGGCAACATCCCAACAGCCGAATTTGGTGTTACAAGTGGTCCAAATGCCGTAAATCCTTCGGGTGATGCAGCAAGCGGTATCCTACGCCCTGAACAGGCACGTCGTTTTATTGACTACGTGTGGGATGCTACAGTTCTCGCCAAAGACGGTCGTCGTGTAACTATGCGAGCCAACACAATGGAACTAGAGAAGGTTAACGTCGGTGAGCGTGTTATCCGTGCTGCAGCCCAGGCTGATGCAACATACACAAACACTGGTGCAACATTCTCAAAGGTAGAGCTAACCACCAAGAAGATTCGCTTGGACTGGGAAGTTTCTGCTGAAGCACTAGAAGACAATATTGAAGGAGGTGCACTTGAGGACCACCTAGTCCGTTTGATGACAAACGCTTTTGCTAATGACATCGAAGATCTAGCGATCAACGGAACAGGAACTGGCCCAGATGCATTCCTTTCAATCATGAACGGTTTTGTTAACAAGACCGTTACTGGAGATGCACACGAGGCTGTTGTAACAGTAGCCAACAATGCATGGACTCCAGACGTAATGCAGAACATCATCTTGGCAATGCCTCGTAAGTACCGTGCGATCAAGAACAACCTAAAGTTCTACGCAGGTACCGATGCATTCCAGGGTATCGTAAAGAACAATGGTACACTTGCAGACGCAATTGCTGAAGCATTTTCACCAGCTACTGGCGGAACCGAAAGAAACCGTCAGTCTTACCTAGACGGAGCTGCTCAGACACTTGGTACTGCACGTACCACTCGTGTTCTTGGCATCGACGTTCAGGAAGTTCCTTACTACCCAGATGGTTATGTTGACCTAACCTTCCCAGCTAACCGTGTTTGGGGTTTCCAGCGTGACATCGTTGTAAACCGTGAGTACGTTGCAAAGAAGGACACAATTGAGTACACCGTATTCGTACGTTTCGGTATTCAGTTCGAAGAGGAAGACGCCATTGCGTTCGCAGATGCTGGAGCAGACGCTTCATAATCTGTAAAACCTTTTAAGGGGGCAGGGGCTTAACGGTCTCTGCCCCTTTATTATTAATTAATCTGTTATAATATATATAAATAGGAGGTATTTATGTCTGAAGATATTAATACAAATAATGAACCAGTAATTGAAGAAGAGTTGGCTCAGGCTCCAGAAACTAAGGTAGAAGAAGTAGCCGAAGAGCTAGGAATTACCGCATCAATTTCTGAAGATGTCAAGCCAGCAGTCGAAGAAAACAATGTTATCGATTCAGTACAAAAGGTAGTTCCAGCTGCCCGTAAGTCATCTGGAATTGTAAATCTAAAGAGCGGAGCGTTTGGCTCAGCATCTGCAGAAAAGGCAGAAAAGAAGCCTGCCAAAAAGCAAGAGCCAAAAGAAGAAACCGTAGCCATTCATTCTACCAGAAATGTAACCTGGAATGAAGTTGGCAAAGTTTACACTGGCTACAACATTGTGAAGAAGTCAGCTGCAGAAAAGTGGCTAACTCGTGGTCACATAAGACTTGCAACTCCAGAAGAAGTTGCTAAAGAGTTCGGTAAGTAAAACATGGAAATTCTGAGAGTCTCGCCATATCTAGACGTTAATTTTGAAGCATTGACAGTACCAGCTGGATACACCAATGCAGAATTTAAGATTACCGTAACTGATATGGCGGACTTGTCAGAAACCTCTACAACATCTACAAAATCAACTGGACAAAAAATAGTTGTCGTTTTGCCAGGAGAATATGACAACTCTTATAGAGTGAGAATATTTGCTCCAGACTCATCAATACTTATAGACGAAACTGTAGAGCTAGTTAGGCCGTACATTGATCCAGCTACAAAGGCAGAGTTGCCATCAGAAATAGCGGCATTTGCCGAAAAGGAAGAATTGGCTAGGGCAGTCATAGACTCAATAGTTCCAGACGGATTCTATCTCAAGAAGGTTGTCCTAGAGACCACTGGTCTTGGATTGGACTATATCCCAGTTTGGGTAGACGCAAAAAAGATTTTAAAAGTATACGAAAACAATGTTTTGGTATTCGACGCACTTAGCCCAGAAACATCCAGAACGCTTTACAAGATTTCAGATGACAAAACAGCCATTGTGGAAGACTACACTGGAACCTTTAATAGAAGAGAGGGTGCTCCACTAGAGCTTCCAGCTTCTCCATCAGACTATGTAGACCTAGCATACTTTGGACGTAGAGGATTCCCACACACTTTTGACTACAGGATATTCCTTGAGGCTGGGGTATACGCAGTCCCATCAGACATTGCAAGAGCAACCCAGCTTCTTATAGATGACATTGAATGCGGAAAGCTAGAATATTACAAGAGATACGTCTCATCCTACAATACAGATCAATTTAAGATTCAGTTTGACAAGCAATCGTTTGAGGGGACAGGAAACCTTATTGTAGACAAGATACTTTCTAAGTATATAAAGTCTATTCGTAAAATTGGAGTTCTATAATGATTTGCGAAACTCCAGACTTCATGTTCCCCATGAAGGCAGATATCTTTTATCCAACCATTTCTCAGAATGCCTATGGATCTGTACAAAAAGAATGGATGCACGACAGAACAATAGCCTCTAGCTTTACTACTGCTGGTACAGACTGGGCTCAAGAAGTAAAGCCAAACAGGGCAATTATTGAAAACTCGGTCCTTCTTGGAAGAGCAAAAACCGACATCCGTATTTCAGCCAGGGACTCTAAAAATGCAATAACAAACATTATTGTCACTAACATCAGGGACAAGAATGACAATGAGATTTATCTAGAAACTTCTGGTCCAAGAACTGGAAAGTCAACTATATTTGAAGTCGCCACAGTAGAGCCATTTGTAGGTCCATTTGGATCAACAGAATACTACAAGATAGTTATTCGTAGATCAGAGAATCAGGCGGCAACGCTATGATGAAATCAAAGATTGACTCTAGAAAGTTTATGAAAGATATGAACAATATCATGAACTACTCTATTGGATTCTTAGATGGAATAAAGCTTGGCAAGAATGAGCTTCTTAATAATATAGGTAAGAATACCGTACAAATTTTGCAGCAATTTATAGACGCTAATGCTAGAGTAAATCCAGAAGCCTTGCATCACGTATACGAGTGGTCTAGAACTGGAAGCCCAGATGCTAGACTATTTGACATTAACTATACTGTGAGTGGGCTAGGCCTATCACTAAAGTCTAACTTTAGACAGTCTACCTCTGTTAAGATGGGGTCAAATGTTCCATTTTATAACAAGGCAGCAATAATGGAAAATGGTATTGGTGTTACAATTAGTCCTAGACGATCAGAGGTCCTAGCTTTTGACGATAACGGTGAACAGGTCTTTACAAGAAAACCAATATCTGTTTCAAATCCTGGTGGAGATAACGTAGAAGGCAGCTTCCAAAGAACATTTGATGATTTCTTTAGGAATTATTTTACCCAGGCATTCCTAAGCTCTAGCGGAATTGGGCGGTACCTTTCTAATGCAGAAGTATTTAAGAAAGATATGAGAAGTGGCAGTAGAATAGGTAAATCCAAGGGAATATCAACAGGCTATCGCTGGATAGCTAATGCAGGTTTGGAGATATAATGGCTATTCATTACCCACCAGTTTTTATAAACAACTATCTTTCTGAAAAGGTTAGTGGCTACTTTGGTGCTCAGACTGGACGGGACGTAAGTCTTCCATTTTTCCCAACAAGTCCAACAGACATTAATGCACTAACAGAGTCATTTCCAAACGGAAGCGGATTATTTGCGGTATATGACAGAATGTTTAAGATGAGAAGAACAGCCTTCCCACACATTAAAAGAGAGCAACTACTCTACTACTTCTACAAAATGCAGGATACCCCAGAAGAGCTTATCGAGACATCTCAGCTAGTTATGGATCTGTTGGACAGAGGAGACGAATCAGCTCAAGAGCTAAACTCTTGGATTGCTAACATTCACATTGCTCAGGGCAAAAAGACAACCCAGGTTGCAAACGTTGTTACTGGACAAAACGAAACCTTTAAAGTCGTTACTTTTGGCTCTGGACCATCCGCAAAAGACTTTTTGCTACCGTTTTTCCACGAAATTAAGATCTACCAGCTAGAAGAAACCAGGGATATTATTGACTTTGGTACAGCCAGAACCTATGCTGGAAACAAGATAATTGTAGACTATGACTGGCACTATTCAGCGCCAATATCTTAAATAATCCTTTCATAAATGGGTGTATACTTATACATGAGGAAACACGCCTTTAATCTATTAAAGAAAAAGAGGTGAAAAAATATGGCATATACACGTGGTTCAAGTGCAAACATCATTGTTGGTGCAGCTGCACTTTTTACATACGAGCCTGTTGGAGGAGCTTCACAGCTTACCGAAGCAGACTTGCCAAGCTACGTTGACGATGTATCGTACAGAACTACACTTTCTGACGACGCAGACTTCAGAAACGTTGGTTACACCATGAACGGTTTGGAAATTGTTTTCCAGCCTGATTTTGGTGAGGTGCAGGTCGACCAGGTTCTAGACGTTGCAAAGCTATACAAGCAGGGTATGCAGGTTAACCTAAACACAGCATTTGCTGAGGCAACATTGGAAAACTTGCTATTCTCACTAGCTGGTCAGGACGAAGACTTGACTACCGTTGGTGGCAACCCAACCCTAAACCTATCTGCTGGTGACATTGGAGAATGTCCAGTAGAGCGTGGTCTAGTGGCTGTTGGTCCTGGTACAGGAGACTGTGCTCTAGGTGACCAGATCGAAAGAGTCTACGCCGCATACCGTGCGCTTTCAATTGAGAGTGTTACAGTATCTGCTAAGCGTGACGAACCAACCATGTTCGAGGTTTCTTTCCGTCTGCTTCCAAACGATAACGCATCATATGGTAAGATCGTAGATCGCACCATTCCTGCTGCTTCGTAATAAAACTAATAAAGATAAGGCTATTCGGTCATTTGTTGACTGGGTAGCCTTATTTTTGTTATAATGGTTAGATGGCTACTAAAATATATGACGTTGAGAGCATAACTCTTATGGACGGCACGGAAGTTAGCCTAACTCCACTAAAGATTAAATATCTTAGAGAATTTATGGAGCTGTTTGAGTTTGTAAAAAATGCAAGTAATGACAGTCAAGCTGTTTTATTTTTGACGGAATGTGCAAAAATAGCTATGAAGCAATATACCCCAGACAGGTTTGACCTAGAAGACAATGCCGATATTCACACTATTTATAAGATCATAGAGGTAGCCGCTGGAATCAAGGTAAAGCCAGATTCTGAAGAAACTGTTAAAGACCAGGCCGTAGAGAGTGGTTCTACATGGGAAACCCTTGACCTGGCAAAGCTAGAGGCAGAGGCATTCTTGCTGGGTATCTGGAAAGACTATGAACAACTAGAGTCATCGCTATCTATGCCAGAATTAATGGCCACCCTAGAATCTAAAAGAGAGCTAGACTATCAAGAAAAAAAGTTTTTGGCTGCCATTCAGGGAGTTGACATAGATAAAGACAACAAGAAGAGCTCTAACGCATGGGAACAGATGAAGGCAAAGGTCTTTAGTGGTGGAACCACAAAGGATCCAAATGACGTTGTCGCCCTGCAAGGGGTAGGAGCCCAGAAGGCTGGCTTCGGCATTGGCATGGGGCTAAGCTATGAAAAGATAGACAAAAAGAGTGCAACTGTGGTATAATTTAATCAACCATATGAGAGGAAAAAATGGCTACAACAGTAAATGAAGAAAAGACAATTACACTAATTGATGGAACAAAGGTGGCAGTTCGCCCACTAAAGATTTCTCTACTGCGTCCATTCATGTCCAAGTTTGAGGGCATTGCAAAGGTGGCAGAGGACAACGAGAAGTCGATGAGCCTACTGATGGAATGTGTACAGATTGCTATGCAGCAGTACAAGCCAGAGTTGGCAGCTGATGCAGCAGCTTTGGAAGAGCTTCTAGACCTTCCAACTGTGTATAAGATTGTAGAAGAGGCATCTGGAATTAATCTTACAGATGCAGCTTTGCTAAACAATCTTAAGTAAAAACAACAAAGAGGTGCTAGTGAATGGCTGATTCTGAAGCCAATATTAGAATAGATATTGATACTTCGTCAGCTCTGGCAAGTATTAAAAATCTGCAGCGTCAGATTTCGGCCTTTCACACACAAATGCAAGCATCTGGAAATGCAGCTAATGCTGCTATGTCCAGAAACATGCAGAAGAGTCTTGTTGACTCTATTAATGCTACTGGCAAGTTTTCTGCCAATCTTTCTACAATAAAAAGCACTACAGAATCTTTTACCAATGCCCTGGAAAAGAACAAGCTCTCTATGGGAGAGTACTTTAGGTACGCTGGGGCATCTACAAAAACATTCGGACGACTATTCAGATCCGAGTTTGACACAATTGAAAAGGTATCTAGAGAAAGAGTAAAGACTCTTCAGACCCAATACATTAAGATGGGTCGTGATGCTAGCGGTGCCCTTCAGGCAATTAACGTTAGACCACTTGTTCTAGATATGAATAACTTGGCTACCCAGACAGCCATGACTGCTCAGAAGCAGCAACTATTCAATCAGCTTGTAAAGCAAGGATCTACAAATCTTTTAAACTGGGGTAAAAATACTCAGTGGGCTGGTCGCCAGCTTATGGTTGGTTTTACTATTCCTCTTACAATGCTTGGGACTGTTGCCTCTAAGACATTTATGAAGCTCGAAGAGCAGGCAATTCGTTTTAGACGTGTTTATGGTGAAATGTTTACAACCACTGCTGAAACAGAAAAGGCTTTGGCTGGTATTAGAGACCTTGCAAATGAGTTTACAAAATATGGTGTTGCCGTAGAAAAGACTATGGAGCTAGCAGCCGATGCTGCAGCAATGGGTCAAATGGGCGCAGGATTAACAGCTCAGGTTGCAGAGGCAACAAGACTTGCCGTTTTGGGTGGGGTAGAACAGCAAGAAGCACTAAAAACTACAATATCTTTAACTAGTGCTTTTGGTGTTGCAACCGAAGATCTTGCAAGAAAAACAGACTTTCTTAACGCTGTTGAAAACCAAACTGTTGTAAGTATTGAAGACTTAACTATTGCCATTCCAAAAGCTGGTCCAGTAGTTCAACAGCTGGGTGGAGACGTCGAGGACTTAGCATTTTTCCTAACCGCCATGAAAGAAGGTGGAATTAATGCCTCTGAAGGTGCCAACGCACTTAAGTCTGGTCTTGCCTCTTTAATTAATCCAACTGGCAAAGCTGCAGAAATGCTGGCTCAATTTGGAATAAATGTAAAAAATATTGTAGAGTCAAATAAGGGCGACGTAAAAGGTCTAGTCATTGATTTTGCTAATGCATTGGATACGCTAGATCCTCTAAACCGTGCTAGAGCAATTGAGCAGCTATTCGGTAAGTTCCAATTTTCACGTATTTCAACACTATTTCAAAACGTAATTGGACAAGGAAATCAGGCAAGCCGTGTTCTTCAGCTATCTAAGGCAACCGCAGAAGAGCTTGCGATACTTTCAGAGCGAGAATTAAAGAGACTAGAGGATTCTCCAGCTTACAAGTTTAAGAAAGCAATGGAAGATCTTCAGGCATCTCTTGCCCCATTTGGAGAACAGTTTATTAAGCTTGTTACACCAATTATTGATTTTGGAACATCGCTACTAAAACAGTTTAACAATATGAGCGAAGGCGGAAAAGCCTTTGTAACTGGACTTATTACAACATTGGGATTAATTGCGCCAGCGGCTCTTATGACTATAGGTCTAGTTGCCAACGGTGTTGCAAACCTGGCAAAGGGATTTAATGCCTTAAGGTTATTCTATCAAAGATTGTCTGGGTCTTCTACAGAGCTAGGATCTGCAACCCAATACATGACCCAAGAGCAGCTGGAAGCAGCAGCCGTAGCAGCATCTTTGAATCAATCTCATGCAATGCTTAAGCAAACCTTCACTTCTGAGGCAGCAGCCCTAACTCAGCTAATTGGAGTTTATCAGGCAGCAACTAGAGCACAGCTAGCAATGAATGCGGCTGCCGCAAATCAAAGAATTTCTATTGCACCGCCAATAACTAGAATTCCTGGAGGCAGAAGAGCTCAGTCACCACAGGGAACCATTGATGGCATACCAGGATATGCACGTGGAATTCTTTCTGTTCCAGGTCCTAAGGGGGCTGGAGATGTTGTGCCAGCCATGCTTTCACCAGGAGAAGCAGTTATTCCTGCAAGACAATCCCAAAAGTACAGTGGAATTATTTCATCTCTTATTGCCGACAACGTTCCTGGCTTTGCTTTTGGACGAAATCCATTTGCATCGATGCTAGGTAAATCCAGAGTTGCTGTAAGGATGGGTTCAGGAAACTTTATAAGTGCTCTACAGTCACAAGGAAAGAATGCAAGATATCAAAGCGCATTTGACACACAAAGCGGGGCAGATTACCTCACAAAGTATGGTCGCCAAAACCCAAAGCAGCAAAAGCTTCGTGCAAAAATGGAGTCCGATGTTTTTGGTCTAGATCCCAAGACTACTTCAGGATCTGCTAGGCCTACATACGGATATGCAAAAACTTCTGTTCTTCAGTCAATAGTTAATTCACTGTTTGGAATTAAGGGAAGAAACTTTAATGCCCTTACCAGAAAGCCAACAGATAAATCTTTGGGTATGTATGGAGATATAGATCTTATAACTAAGGGTTCTGTTGCAAGAAGGTCTTCTGCATACCCTGGTGATATCCTGATGGATTACTATAGAGCAAAAAGCTCAGGTGGCCGAGGCACATTCCAGATTGCTCCAATGCGAGGCGCATCAGCTGGACAACTAAGTTCTTTTGAAAGACTGGGAATGCCCTTTGGCAGCAACCTAACTCCAGGAACTAAGAACCAGTACACCACTAATCCAAGATCTCCATACGTAGAAACATATACTCCTGGTGGATTTGGATTTGCCGAAATTGAAAAGGTAATTGCTAGCAATCCAGCAATGGCAAAGCAGATCAAGTCAGAATTAAAATCTGCAGGTCTTGGCTCAATCCGTGTTACAGGGCCTGGCTTTATAGCAAGGCTATTTAAAAAGCTTGGGGTTCCAGGATATAGCAAGGGCATCGCCTCTGTACCAGGCGGTTCTCAGTCTGGACTTTTCCAGGGATTGATGAGTGGAACGATAGGTGCAGCACTAGCCCTTACTGACCAAGATAGAGCGGTATTCCGTGATCTTAACCTAACTGGCTCCCAGCAAAAGAAATATTCTGAGCTTCTAGGATACACCTATAGTGGTGGCAGAAGCTATAGAACTGTCCCAACAAGCTTAGCCATGTTTGATGCTGCAGGATCTGCTGACATTGGTAGACAAATTCTTGCAAAATTAGCACAGGCAAATATCGGTAGCCAAGATGCTGCATCTATAATGAGCGATGCTGCAAATGAATCAAAAACACAGCTAGGTGCTCAAAAAACTCTTAGAGCCATAGACTCATTAATTTTAACTGCAAACCAGAGTGGAACTAAGCTAGGATCAGGAGTCTTAAAGAAATCTTTCAGAGAAGCTATGGGCATACAAGCTTTTTCAATTAAAAAAGAATTTGCTCATATCGGATCTGGAACAAAAATATCTGCTGCAGAAGCATTAAGGCTATCTGATCAGGGAATACTTAAGCTTTCTCCTAGTCAAAAAAGAGCTTTGCAAACAGTTGCCGATCCAAATGCTACAATGTTAGACCTAAAGAGTGGCTTTGGTTTTGACATAGAAAACAAAGAAATAGGGCCAGATGGAAAGCTAGTAAGACTAAATGCTCAAATGGCAGAAGGGCAAAATTCAGATGGGTCAATTAAGTATGCAAAGGGAGCAGACAAGGATGCATTACTTAGAGAATTCAGAAGATCTGGCATTTCTAAATGGGATCGCTCTATTATTTTTGGCGGAGGAGACCCAGCTGCTTTAGCTCCTCAGACGAAGATGTTTGATGACACCATCACTAAAATTTTAGACGATCTTCCGCAAGGAACAAAGGTAGTAGATTCTGAAGCATCAGCCAGATACTTAGAAAGTAAAGGTGTCAAAGCCATAAGTATGGAAAGAATTTATGACTTAGCCAAAAAGCGTTTGCCAGCAGGAACTAAAGATTTACAGTACATCTTTAAAAGATCACAAACTTCACCAGCCGAAATAAGAAACAAAGACCTTCCTGGCTTTAAGAGCAAGGGGCTGGAAAGAAAGCCAATTGGGATACCAATGAGGCCACTGGCTAAGCAGTTCCCAGGATCTAAAGAAAACCTTGAATATGCTAAGTCTCCAAATACTAATTTCTTTAAGGCATTCTTTAGAAGAAGAGGCTTTGCCTTTAATAAGGGCGTAGTGTCTGTTCCAGGCCCAAAGGGTGCTGGGGACATCGTTCCAGCAATGCTTTCTCCAGGAGAAGCTGTAATACCAGCTCAAATGTCAAAGAAGTATGCACCACTAATTAATTCTATGATTGCCGATAACGTACCTGGATACGTAAAAGGAAAGACGGCACCTGGAGGTACGCTACCAAATACAGCTGAGCCAGTTCAGGTTGAGCTTACCCAAAAGTCATCAAGAGGTCTTGCTGGCAATCTAAAGCAGGGCTTTGGCGATGCAGCTAGAAGAGCAATTGCAGCAGCTACTGGAGTTAGAGCTCCAGGAACTGGAACGGCCCCAGCCGATCTTGATCCAACAGAACCAGCCACAGCAGGAAAGAGATCTATGGCTGGTCGTGTAGGCGGAGTTGGCATGCTTGCTGGTACCGCTGCTATGATGTACAGCATGACTGGAGGCCCAGCGTCAGACTTAGCTGGAATGGCCTCGCTACCATTAATGATGCTTCCTATGATTGCAAATAAAATAGGTTTGGCACTAGTTGCAGTTGGGGCTTTAGCTGCAGGAATTATTTATCTAACCACTAAGCTATCAGATGCCACTAAGGCTGGGCTAGAGGCTGGTAAGTCTATGGCAATGACAAGCGAAAAGCTTAACGAAATGTCTGAGATTACTGGAAAAGTAACAGCAAGTCAAATTGCCGAAAGACAAAGAGAAAAACAGCTAAGTGGTCAAGGTGCAAAGAAGAGAGAGTTCGGACAAAACTTCTTAGAATCTCAGGCTGGAAAGAAGCTGCTTTCCGATGCAGAGGCAATGACAACATCTGGAATGAGCAGTGCAGAAGTTGCCTCAAGCATTGCTAGCCAACTTTCTTATGCAATAATGCAGGGTGCAATAACTGACCAACAGGCTAGAAGTATTGCGTTTGGGCTTTCAGAAAAACTCGGAGACTATTCTATAAGCGCAAACATCGGTGGAAAGTTAACACAGCTTTTTGGTCCAAACGGAGAGAACCTTCTTAATGGAGATCCAATAGAAATTTCTTTGGCAATCCAAAAAGATTCTCTTGCACAGCAAAACAAGGCTTTTGACAACTCAATAGAATTAATGAAAAAGAATGCCGAGGTATCTGGTGGTTCTGTAGGCAACCTAATCGGTGCTGGAATTATGACAGCCGTTGGGGCAGCCCTAACTGCAACTGGTATTGGTGGTCTTCTTGGTATCGGACTTATTTCTGGAGGTGTTGCTGCAGCTGGTGCAACCCTAGGAGTAGAGGCACTCGGAGATCAGGAAGAAAACAACAAGGCTCGTGGCGTAGCCGTACAGCTTGGTGCAGAACAAATTGCACAAAACCAGGGATTGCTAGATTCTCTAGAAAGACAGTACGACGGTCAGATATCCCAGCTTGAGGCAGAAAAAGAAGCTGCAACAACTAGAAAAGAAAGACTTGCCATAGAGAAGCAGATTAGCGATAAGATTGCTGAAAGAAATGCTGGGCTGGCAAAACAAAAAGCAGCAAATGCAGCGGTATTTGATTCTCTAGTAGAGCAAGCAAGAATAATGGGATCTGGCTTCACAGACTCAATAAACTTGGCGATTGATTCAAGATTTGCAAATGCAACTGGAGCCATGAAGGCAGCTGCTGATCTAGCGAAGAGTTCGCTGGCTGGGTTGGAGCAGGGAGACTTTAAGACAACGCTTCAGATAGGTTTGGCAAGCGGCGAATTTGATCCAGTCACTATTTCAAACCTCATTAATGCTAATAAAGAATCTAACGGCAATATCAGCTCTAAGTTTAATCTAATGGTAAAAGCAGTTGGAACTGCAGATTCAAACCAGGTAATTCAATTACTAAATGCCGCAGGGGTTGAAGGTAAAGAGTACGAGGCCGTCTTTAGCCTTGTTACTAAAGATAAAGCAGACATAGACTATAACCTAAAGGCACTTGCTGAACTAAACAGCATGCAGAGTGAATATGGTATAGGCGTTGAAATAACTGCCGAAAACACTGAAGTTATCGGAAATCTAGTAAAGGACACAAAGGGTCTTCCAAAGGAAGTAACTCAGACAGTCTTGACAAACTTCATATCTACGATGCCAGCTGGTCCATCAAAGGGAATCCTGGAATCAGTTCTTGCAAATTGGGATGTCTTGTCTGGTGGAAAGAAAACAATGAATGCAGAGTTAATTGTTGACTTTGCAATTGGAAAATACAACCAGACAGCCGTTGACGCTTGGTACTACACGGTTGGCCCAGGTAAAAACATCAGAAGCGAAACTGCAATGTCTAGAATTACTGCAGAACAGCGGATGGCTGCATTCCTTGGTCAACCATCTGAAACTGATGGTGGTACTGGAACCAACACTGAGGGAGAGACAACAACTACTGGTGCAGGAGCTAAAAAGACAACCTGGATTGATGACACACTTAAAAAGCTAAAGAACCTAACTAATGCATCAATTAATGCAAACGGTGGACTAAAAGAGCTAAAGCGTGTAATCGATGGAACTAAGCTAAACGTGTTCGACGGACTTGGACAAAAACTTGCAAAAGCTGGCATTTCAGAAGCATTTGCTGATGAGCTTATGGGCATGGGCAAAGATGCTAGAAAGAAATTTGTTCAAATAGGAAAAGATGGAACAGCAATTCTTACTAAGGCTGGTAAGAGAAGAGAGGCCGCTTATGCTAGAATTGCAGTTGGTGAATTTGGGCTAAATCAGGCTAGAACCATTCAAGAGACAAAAGACCAGACTGTTGCAGTAAACAGGCTAGTAGCTGCAGGATTATCTCTAGAAGAGGCCTACAACGCTGTTGAAAATGCTGGAGTAGCAGCTGCGCTTGCTGGAAAGCAGATAAGTGAATCTGCACTTACTAAGCTAATTGCAGATACTAAGGCTGCAACTGCTGCAACAAAAGAATTCCAAAATGTAGCCTCAGTTCAGATAGCCGCACAAGATGCAAACAACTTGGCTAAGGCTGCTAACGCTCTTGAAAAGAGCTCTTACAGCTTTGCAGAAAGACAGGCAATTCTTAGCGACTCAGCACTCACAGAGCTATTCCTGAGCGGTAAAAATCAAAAGCTTCTTCAGGCTAGAGTAAAGCAAATCCTTAATCCAGAGTTCTTACAGGGTCTGTTTGACGAAGGCTTTAATGCTGCAATGAATGCAATCTCAGTAAAAGAAAGAAAGATAGAGCTAGACTTTGAAGTAAAGACTCAGCCAGATCTAAAGATTATTGATGCTGCACAGAATGATATCGATAAGATATCGTTTACAATTGATGACCTTCAGGCTGGAATAAAGGAAATTGCAGACCAGGAAGATGTGGTTAACAAGAAGTACGCTGACCGTAGCAAGGCCCTGAGTGAGATAAAAGAAATAAACTCAGACCTAGTAGCTCAGCAAAAAGCTCAGCTTACCGTAGCAGATGCACTATCTAGAGGAGATATTGCTGCAGCTGCAAAGGCAGCCCAAGATCTTCGTGCTACTCAGGCTCAAACAAGCATAGACGCTCAGCAAAAGGCCCTAGAGCTTTCAAAGGAGAAAGAGCTAGCGACCCTAGTATCTTCTAATGGCAAAACTAGAAAGCAGCTAGAAGATGAGATTAAAAAGTTGCAAGATGAAATCTTTGCTATAGAGGAAAAGAGGCTGGAGCCAGCACAAGAAAGAATTAGATTAGCAGACATCGAGAAACAAGCCCTTATAGATTCCGTAACTGTTTTGGATAAGACTAGACTAGCTTGGCAACAAATCGAATCCGAAATAGAGAACTCTAGAATTGGAAGTACTCGCTATACTGAATCAATTTCTAATGCAATCGCAATGGTAGAAAGCTTAAAGACTGCATGGAAAAATGCTACTCCAGGAGAAACGCAGGTTGACGTTCCTCTGGTAAGTCAGGGCACTGGGGCTCAGGCTCCAGTTGCAGGCCAGCCAAATGCCGAATTTAAGGGTACAAGGCCAGGCCCAGATCACGATGGGAAAAAGAAGGGTGAGGTTTGGGTTGGTCCAAATGCAACCTGGAAGTGGGATGGCAAGAAGTGGAATAAGATTTCTAATGTTGGCAAGGTTAATGCAGCTAAGTTTAACCAGGGTGGCTATGTTGCCAAGATGTTTGCGGGTGGAGGCCTAGCCAACGTAAAGTTTGCCAAGGGCGGAACCGACATTGTCCCAGCAATGCTAACACCTGGCGAATTTGTAATGAGAAAGTATGCTGTTGAGAACTTTGGCCTAGATAATATGAAGGCAATAAATAACGGAACATATTCTGGCGAATCAGTGTATAATTATAGTATCAACGTAAACGTACAAACAGATGCTAACGCAGACCAAATTGCAAGGAATGTAATGACACAGATTAAGAGAATTGACTCTCAGAGAATCAGGGGTAATAGGTTCTAATGTCCACCCTTGAATACATGTCTGGTAGAAAAAGATATCAGCGTCCACAGGCCTTGCTATTTGCAGACAATCCAGGAACGATTATTGATGGTTTCTATGTGCCAAACGGTCTTGAGGTTAACCAAGAAACAACAGAGGGTGCATCTGCATCAGATCTAGATCAATTCTTAATCCTTTCAGACGACAATAGGGCAGAGCTTGGCTTTAACGTAAACAGAATTGAAAACAGGAAACGAATGGTAAATGGTAGGATGAGGTCCTATCATATTGCTGACAAGCTAGAGATTTCTGCTTCTTGGGATATGTTGCCATCAAGATCGTACACATCATATCCTGGATTTGATGAAGAGGGAAGATCTCAATACTACAAGAACAACACTCAGGAATTTACTTCAGATGGTGGTGCTGGTGGAGTAGAGATTCTAGACTGGTACGAAAAACACAGTGGATCTTTCTGGGTATACCTTGCATACGACAAGCACACAAATTTTGGTAGAGATGCTGGTTCATACACAAACCTGCAGAAATACAATGAAGTTGTCGAAGTATTCTTTTCAGACTTTTCTTACGGGGTTGTTAAGCGTGGTGGCAGCAACTATGACTTTTGGAACATATCTCTTAGCCTGGAAGAGGTATAATGTTTAAAGATGTCAACTTACAAAATCACCTAGAAACATCTTCAACAATAAAGGTAGAGTCTGCAGTCATAGCAGAATGGAACCTGAATATTGCAGAAAATATTTTTAGGTTGGGAAACTATCGCTATAGGCCAACAGACCCAGTGTCATCAGTTTATCGAACAATCCCTAATAACTTTGATGAAAATGACGAGGGTAATTTTTATACTGGCGCTACAGATGCAGACATTGTTATTGACGGCGGTATGGGTAACGACAATGTACCTCCAGCCCCATTCATATCTCCAAAAGAAAAAGAAAAGCTTCTTTATTCATTAGAAGATTGCTTCAATAGGTTTAGGCCAAGATCTGGAATCAATAAGCTGCGTTACTTTGACACACAGTTTTCTCACCACTCAAACATAGATCTTGTAAAAAGACCAAGATTTTATATGGCTAGCAAAGATGATAAGTTTAAATACTGGACTTCATACAGAACTGAGGGTGGCCAGGAGTTTGGAATTGCCAATAAGAAAGTAAATAATCAGTTTTACATTAGCGATGCCGCACCATATATAGTCTATAAAGAGCAAATCCCAGTAAACAGAATTGTTGTAAAAATGCAGACTGGCGTTGGTTCAGTTGATCTCGGCCCATTTGGCAATTCTTTCCAATCTTTTGAGGACCCATTTTTTGGATTTAACAATCAGAGAACTCCAAAAAGATGGAAGATTCAGTATCTTAATAATAATATTTGGACAGACGCAATTTCCTTTGACGAGAACTCGTCTAGAATAAACGGTCAGCCAATAGTTGGCATTGATGGCTATGTGGAAATATCCTATGGATTAAACATTCCAGATAAATACAAAACCATATTAAGATATGCTGGTGAAGTTGCTTCAGAAATTTTGCTGCCACAGACATCTTCAGTTGGAGACGCCTATCTGGTTGGAGCTACAGCTTCTAGCTTAGGAACCTATCATGTTTGGATGGGGTCTGAATACGAGACATTCGTACCAAGCTATGGCTGGTATTTATCACAAGATGAAATTGACAGTAGGACTGCCACAGTCAAACAGTTTGTATCGCCACCAGAATATATTACTGGCACAAGCACAGAAAAGAAATATAGAGAGTTCGAATATATTCAGGGCATCAGAATTGTAGTAGACACCATGAATGTGTACGACTCTACCCTAGACCTAATAGAAATGTCTCCGAGACTAACTGCCGATCTATCAGATAGGACTATATCGTTTTCTGCTACCAAGCCAGCATCAGACCTAGGTCTAAGCGGAATGCCAGTCGGACAATTATTGGCAGCTACTGGAAGGTTGAGTATCTTTGACTATGACCAGGCATTTAATAAAAATAATACTAACAGTATTATCTCTAAATATTCTGGCCAAAACCTACAAATCAAACTATTTGAAGTAGTTAAAGACGTGGAGGTTTCGCCAGGCAAAACAGAAGACTTTTTTATTCCTATAAAGGTTTTATACGCAGATGGATTTCCAGAAACTAATTCACTAGATAGGCAAGTTGACCTAGAGCTTAGGGATCTTCTATTCTATTTTGAATCAATAACTGCTCCAGAAATACTAATTCAAAATGCGTCTGTTAGCTATGCCGTTGCTCTATTGCTAGATTCTATTGGATTTTCAAATTATGTATTTAAAAGAAACGAAGAAGACACAGAGGTCGTAATCCCATACTTTTTCGTTGGCCCAGACACCTCTATAGCACAGGCATTAGAAAATATTGCGGTATCAACACAGACAGCCATGTTCTTTGACGAATACAACAATTTTGTTATGATGAGCAAAGAATACATTCTGCCATCCGAGGGCCAGCGTGAAATCGATATGACGCTATATGGATCTAAAGACAGCATATCTGAGGGCGCATATAAGAATAAAGCAACTAACACATCTCTTGCCAACATTGAAGATATTTCATTCCAGCCAAATTTGGTATACAATGATGGAAAGATAACCTATACATCCAGATACATTCAAAGGTCATATAGTTCAATAAAACAAGCAAGCATGATTGACAGAGACAAAACCTGGATTTATAAGCCAGCGCTACTCTGGGAAATTAGCGGAACAGAAGCCACCAAATCAATCAATGAGGAGGCAAGCAATCAGTCATCATACGTTTTAGCTGCAATACCACTTAACTCAGATCTTGCTGCAGATTTGCCACAGGTTGTAAATCACAGAGTGGTCAACAACGTTATGGATCTGGGAGAAGGTGTGTATTGGATAACACGCTATAACGGCTACTTCTATGCTAATGGAGAAATTATAAGGTATGATGCTGTGCAATATAGCGTACCAGGAGCTGGAATATTTAATCCAGAAACAAATCAGTTAGAGAATAACGTCTGGATTTCTAGCACTCAAGAATACCAGAACTACTTTTCAAAGATTCCGTTTAACGGAAAGATATACCCAACAGGACTGGTAAGAATTTACTCAGAGCCAAACTATGAGATAATAAACGGAATTACTAGGTTGCAAAATGGACCTGTTGCAAAGCACGGTAGAAAACAGTTTGGCACCGACCTAGTAGCTCACAAAGCTGGACTAGATAACTACTGGTCAAGCAATCAAAATATTCGTGGCTGCACTATGGACTTTAACTACCTAGTCTCTGGCACAGATGCGCTTGAATCCGATATTGGTCACGCTGGAGTCAACAACACTCTTGCAGAAAAGACAACAAGAAACGGAATCATAAAAAACTTCTTTAGCAACTCCTTCTCTAAAGAGTCAGATGTAGCAAGTCTTTACTCTACTCAAAGTGGAACAGTTCAGTCATCAGCCTTGGTAATGAATGGTCCAACCTTTGCAACAACTGAAAAGCCAGTCGACTTTATCTCTTATGTTTTTAAGCCGTTAAATAAATCATTTAGGCATTTTGGAACAAGAATGCGCATTATTGGTAAAATTGAAAACAGCAGGGTGCGTGGCCAGACACCTATTGGAAGTACAACATACTACACAGCAACTGGCGGTATATCGGAATCACTAGAAAGCCAGAACAATAATGGTCAGACATCATCTGCAAATAATACACCAGACCAAAATATAAATATTAGCGGTGCTTCTGGCGGGCTAGCTGTCATGGTTAATCCAGAAACAAATGTTGGCTACTACTTTGAAATTGCTGCCCTAACAGAAAACAACGTAGAGTCATACTCTTCTACTTCAGATATATTTAATATTGTGTTTTATAAAGTAAAAGAAAATGTTTCGTTTACCTATGACACTGGCGGATTTGCTATCGATGGAATTTATGAAGTAAATACCCTAACAAGCAAGGTTCCAGGACAAGAGCTCATAATAAATGGAAATACTGCACAAATAGGAGACAGGGTTTTAGTTGAGGATCAGGCTCCAAATACAGAGCAAAATGGCTACTACCTTGTTACTAATATTGGTGGAAGCTACACAGATCCAGAAACTGACGAAGTGATAAACTACAAGTGGGAGCTTACGAGAGACGATAAGGCCCTACCGATTAAACTTTGGTCTGGACTATCTAAGATAATTGTAGACAATGGAATTTTTACTGGCCAGTATCGTATGACTGGAGAAGAGAATCCAACCGTCTACGATTTAGCAGTAGAGTATCAAAACATAGGCACAAAGAGAAGATTCTTCCTATACATCAACAATAAGCTTGTAGCCACAGTAGATGATGAAAATCCCCTACCAGTTTACAACAACATGGGATTATTTGTACGTGGATCATCCAGGGTAATGTTTGAAAACCTTTATGCTCTTGCAAATAACTATAGTCAAAATACTGGGGCATCTATAAATACACCAGTTAACTCTGCATTCCAAGATCCAGAGATAGACTTAAACGAAGCATTTAGAAAATACGCTATGAGTGGAATGATTCAGTCAACATATCTTTCTGGCATTAGCCCACTCGAACCGCCAAGATACAATATGTATTTTGAAGAGTTTGGCACTATTATGAGGGAAGCTTCATACCTTAACGTAAAGTATGACAAGGCGTATCCAGCTCTATACTCAAAGATTTCACCAACTTTTAATTCCATAAAGGGATATACAGTATCTGGCTATATTCCTGGTGCGTATGGTGCAGAGTTCTTAATCTTTAACTCTACTGATACTGCTATTAGCCTAGATGAGACTACTGGAAATTACTTAAGAATTCAGGGCATTACCTTTACCCAGTCTTCGCCACAGGAGCTTACAGTAGACGACTACTTCTCTAAGCGTGGAGATTTTTCAAATCCACAAACCGTTGGCTCAAACCTGGTCATCTCTCCAATTAAAGAAAAGAAAGAATACCAGGACATAAAAAATAGCAGAATTACATATGGCAAGAGAGAGTTCACGCTTGACACTCCATACATTCAAACCCAGGATGACGCTAACGATTTGATGGGATGGATAATATCAAAAATCATGAAGCCAAGGATGGCCGTTGGAATTAGGCTATTTGGTGCGTCTACACTTCAGCTAGGAGATATTGTAAATATTAATTACAAGTCGGATGCAAACGTAGACCAGGTTTTATCTCCAGAATCTAAGTTTGTGGTATACAATATAGAGTATTCAAATAATGGATCAGGGCCAGAAATAACGGCATACTTAAGTGAGGTAGTTTAGTAAATGGGTGAATTTAGAATAATGCCATTTCCGATTATTCCAGAGTTAAAAACTAGGACACGTGAACAACCAGTAAAGCCAGCAACTCCAGATCTAATCCTGTTTGACCAGGAGGGCATCGAAGTAGAAATAATGGCAGACCTACTCTTTGAAGACATCGGAGGACAGGAACTGCTCAGTATTTCACGCAATGATATTATTAATGGACAGGACGTAATAAACCAGCCTATTAAAAACATAAACGATATTGCCCTACAGTATAACTCCCAGAACATTCTTTTCTCACCACAGAATTCTTCTGCCTTTTTCAATAACTTTCCAATTAAGCTTGAAAACTATCTACCAAATATCCAGATAGATGAACCAGAAGATCCAGCAAATCCAAATAAGAACAAGATTGTTTATTTAGATAATAATGGAAACCTAAATATAGAGGTCATTAACATAAATCCTGGGTATCAAATAGAGGTCCAGATATTGGCCTCAGAAGATCGACTTAGTGATACAATATATGTAGATATAGAGGAAGCACCATGATAACAAATACAGGCAAAAACATATTAGCCAAATACTTGATTGGGCAGGCACCAGCCTATGCCTCTTACATTGCTGTGGGCTGTGGCCCTAAGCCAATCGCATCTGACGGTGAACTGCTAGATTACTCTGCCAAGAAAAACCTAGACTTCGAGATGTTCCGTGTTCCAATTATTTCCAGGGGATACGTGAACGAAGAAGGCATGTCAAAAGTTGTATTAACTGCAGAGCTACCAACAGAAGAAAGATATGAGATTACCGAAATTGGTATCTATTCTGCTGGATCAAATCCATCTGCAAGAGACAATGACAGCAAGATGATATATTCTTTTGGTCAGAATGAAAGATGGGAATATCACACCGCACAGGCTGCAACTTCCATTCCACAGCTTTACGGGCCACTTGACGAGGAGAACGAGGATGGACAGATTGAGACTGGCCTACAGGTTTTCCAGACAAACCCAGACAATAGAATTTTTTCTAGACCAGAAAGAATTGCAAGGTACGAAACCACCAGGTTCTTGAACAATACAATAGTTATTCGTGGAGATGATTCAAGCCTTGTTCCAGATGGTGACGGACACCTAATTCCAACAGACATATCTCCTGGAAATCAGTCTAATCACATTCACATTACTGGACTAGTTATTGACCTAAACAAGAGTGCCCCAACTGATGAGCTAAGGCTTGCTTTCTCTGTTGTTAGCAAAGATGCCAACACTTCTCAAGTGCCAGACACTGTTAGAATCTTGCTAGAGTTTGCATCTTCAGATTCTTCTGTTCCAGAGAATATTGAGTTTGCTAGATTTGAGGTTAACCTACAAAATGGAACTGGAACTGGACAACATGACTTTGCCCAGAATAGATATGTTGTTGTTAGCAAAAAGATTGAGGATCTGTTTAAGAGTGCTGGGTTTACCTGGAATTCTGTGGATGTTGTAAAAATCTATGCTTCAGTTGTAAATGGTGGAGCTGTTTCAAGTGACTTCTATGTTTTCTTGGATGCGCTAAGACTGGAAAACACCACTTCTGAAAATCCACTATATGGTCTTACTGGGTATTCAACTGTAAGAACTCAGGAAGCCAGAACAATTACTAAGCTTGCCAACACTACAAACTTTATTGAGTTTAGATTTGCAATGGATGTAATCTAATGGCAGATGTTGTAAAAAAGGCGGTAGTTTTACAAGCAAACCTTCCACCAGTAAATACTCAGACTGAGGCATACAGCGTTAGGTATCGAATAATTTCTGAAGACCGAAACAGGGCCTCTCACTGGTCTCCAGTATATAATATTAAACCAGAGTATGAATTAGTGCCATATGGTCAATTGCTGGTAGAAAAGAATGCTGGTCACGTCCTGATCATCTGGAATCCAGTAACAATTAAAAAGAATAATAATATTGTTAGAAAAGCTTTACAATACGATGTTTGGCTTAGGTGGCATAAGAGTGATGCGGGAGACTGGACATACTTTGAAAGAATCGAAGGAACCAGCCTAACAATTATTCCAGTAGATACCTACTTTATCAATGGCGTGGATCAAGAAGACCAGCCTAATAGGCTAGATGTTGAGATATATGTCGTTGGCAATCCAGTGACCAGATCAGATGCTCCAGACGCCTTTTTAAAGGTATACTCTAAAGCTAACACAACGATTTAATGATATAATAATATAGGAGAAAAATGGCAAGAATACCAGTACCAGAGCGTGGGCAACCACTAGACTTGACTTATGTTGCTCAGATTGTTAATGCAGTTAATGAGATGTCGTCGGAGATTTCTCCAGCAGTTTATAAGTATGTAACTGTTGACACCCCAAGTGCGGGCAAGCAAAGCGTTAGGGCCTCAGAGGCAAGATTTATTGCAGGGTTCGTGCAGGTAGCAAACAACAGCTCAGTAAACGCAGGAAACGAAAAGACCTTTTCATACAGCTTTCCAACAGACTTTAAGTATCCGCCAATTGTTACAGCTACACTAGTGAATATTGGAAATACTTCAGCTGGTAAAGACGTTTCAGTTGTAATAACTGGAGTAACCACATCATCTATTGATGGGCTAGTTAAATTTAATATTAGCGGAGACGTATCTGCTGGCGTAAACCTAATTGCAATTGGAATCCCTAACTAATAAAGGCGGGGTATGTTTTGGCAGCCAACGATAAGCGATCAATAGAAGAAGAAAAATATAACGAGGCTCCAGTAATTCCTGGCAACAAAAAGGTCTGGTTCTTAAATGGTGACCTTGTAAGGATCCATCACCTGAATAAGTCTAATGGAATTATGTCTGTTTACAACATAACCAAAGACCAGATTGAAAGCTGTCTTATTAGTGATTTTAAGAAGAACAGGGAAAGAGCCTATACCGTAGGACAGACTGCAGACCTTGTAAACAGGCACAAGAAGTATATGCCTAGTTTGATGAAAAGAGGCGTCATTCCCTTTCCTATGGGCTCCCAGAAGGGCGGAGAGAGGGGCTGGCAGGTTAGGTCCTACTACTCTGAATCACAGGTCAGAGAAATCCGTGACATCCTTGCCTCTTACCATCAGGGTAGACCAAGGAAAGATAAGCTTATTACAAATGATATAACCCCAACACGTCAGGAGTTGACAAGGCGTATGGGTGATGGTATACTGACTTATACGAGAACAGAAGACGGCAGATTCATTCCGATTTGGAGTGAATCTATTTAGTACCTTGAAAGGGTATGGGTATGGAAAACGACAGCACAAAAGTTAACGTTGCTCTAGGTTATACGCTTAATCTAGGAAACTTCCAATCTCTAAGAATTGATCTTGGGGTTGTTGACTCAAAGCGAGATGGCGAATCGATTGACGAAGCCTTTACTCGTGTCTACTCATTTGTTGAGCAGAAGCTAATTACTAAGATTAACGAAGCCAAAGAAGAAGTTTCAGAGTAATGCCTGAGCGCAAAGACCGTATGGCTTTGCTCAGCAGATACAGCAAGTTGCATGCAGCAAAGTACAATGAGCGACCCAATCTTAATCTAAACGTAGAGCAGTGGGCAGCAGATGCCCTGATTGAGTCGTATGGTATAGAGTTCTGCTACGATCTGCTACAATATTATTTCGACGTTTCTCAGAGTCCAGCATGGAAATACTTTGCAAACTATGCAGATAAAATCCAGGACTCTAGAAGTCAGTACGAACAAGATTTACAAGAAAGAATACAGAGACGAAGAATGGCGAGGGAATGGCTAAATGAATAACACAGAGGCAAAACTAATATCTGCGGTATTGGAAGATAAACAAGTTCATGTTTTGCTTCAGGCCAACGTCGACGGACTTCTAAGAACCCACAACGATATCTGGGATTTCATTAGAAACTATACAGAGCACAATGGATCAGTTCCACCAAAGTCACTGGTCATAGAAAAGTTTAGAGACTTCCACCCTGTAGATAGCGTTGGTGCAACCAAGCACCACCTAGAAGAGCTGCAGACAGAATATCTTAACGATAGCCTAAAGGATATTATTAGACAGGCTGCTGCAGACGTTCAGAATGGCAATGGTACTCATGCCCTAGAGTCGCTCATCTCGCAAACATCAGAGCTTAAGAAAAACACTGCAGCAATTCGAGACATTGATGTCACCGACCTAGAGTCTGCCATTGCTTACTTTGAAAACCTAAAGAAGCAGCAAGAAGCTGGAATCGCTGGAATTAAAACTGGCCTGCCAGGATTTGACAACTATCTCCCAGCTGGAATTATGCCAGGACAGCTTGGCGTGTTCCTAGCGTATCCTGGAATCGGTAAGTCCTGGCTATCACTTTACTTTGCGGTACAGGCATGGAAACAGGGAAAGTCGCCACTAGTAATCTCTCTAGAAATGTCAGAGACAGAAGTCCGTAATCGTGTATTTACAATTATGGGCGAAGGTCTTTGGTCCCACAGAAAGATGAGCTCTGGAGAGGTTGAGCTAGACACGCTTAAGATGTGGCACAAGAATCATCTAGAGGGCAAGCCAGAGTTTCACATTATTTCTAATGACACTGGTGGAGATATTACGCCATCAGTTCTTCGTGGAAAGATTGATCAATATAAGCCAGACTTCGTAATCGTAGACTACCTTCAGCTTATGAGCCCAAACCAAAAGTCAGATAACGAAACTGTTAGAATGAAGAATCTTTCTCGTGAGCTAAAGCTTATGGCTATTTCTGAAGCAGTGCCAATCATGGCCATTTCTTCTGCAACGCCAGACGATGTTACAAAGCTAGACACCGTACCAACTCTTGGTCAGACTGCATGGTCTCGCCAGATTGCTTACGATGCTGACTGGGTAATGGCTTTGGGTCGTGGAACAAATAGTGATATCATAGAATGTGTTTTTAGGAAAAATAGAAATGGATTTATGGGGGAGTTCCTAGTCCAGGCAGATTTTGACAGAGGCATTTACAAATACAAAGACTTTGAAGATAAATAAAATATAAAGAATATACGGAAATAAAATGGATAGCAGAGACAGAAGAAGACACTCAAATCTATACTCAAAAGAGCAGATTAAGAGAGTCCTTGCTGGTGCGGGTATAGATGTTGAATCAGAGGTAGACTCTGACTACATCATATTTTGTCCTTTTCATGGAAACTACAGGACACCAGCTGGAGAAGTAGATAAGTCTAGCGGCATATTCTTTTGCTTTTCTTGTCACAAGGTTGTAGATCTAGTAGAGCTAATAATGTTCACGTCTAACAGAACCTACTTTGAATCTGTAAGATTTATAAAGAGCAAAGAACAAGAGACAAGCCTTGAGCAGGATATTGAAAATCAGCTAAGGCACCAGCCAGACTATGTCCAGTTCGATGAGCTAACAATTAAAAGGCTAAACACCCAGGCACTAGAGTCCCCTAGAGCTATGAGATATTTTCAGTCTAGGCTGATATCCGAAGAGTCTGTAAAGAAGTTTTCCCTAGGATTTTCTGAAAAGCAGGATATGGTCACAATACCAGTTCACTCTCCAGACGGCATGGAGGTCGGTTTTGTTGGTAGATCTATTGAGGGCAAAGAATTTAAGAACACTCCGAAACTTCCTAAGAGCAAGATTCTGTTTAACCTACACAGAATAAAGGCAGCTGGTAAGGTATATGTCGTAGAGTCATCATTCGATGCTATTAGGCTGGACCAGTGCGGATTCCCAGCGGTAGCAACCTTGGGATCAAATGTATCAAACATTCAAATAGAACTTCTTCAGAAGTATTTCAATGACATTATTGTCATTGCAGATAACGATGAAGCTGGCGGTAACATGAAAGATAAGATAGTTGAGAAACTAGCATCACGTGTTAGCGTAATACAAATAGACAAACAATACAAGGATATTGGGGATATGACAGACGAAGCAATTAAAGAATTAGACTTTAAGTTTGACAACTCTATCATGTCTATGTTAAAATAATAAAACCAAAAATATAAAAATAGGAGAAATAATGAGCGTAATAAAGGGACTAAAAGACATCAACGCCCTGCTTGACAAACCAAAGTATGACGAAAATTCACCAAGAGTAAAGTGGCTAAAGCTTGCTGACGGCCAGTCAGTAAAGATCCGCTTTATTGAAGAGCTGGACGAGGATTCAGCTAACTATGATCCTAAGCGTGGCTTGGCTATCGTTGTAAAGGAACACACAAATCCAAAGGACTACAAGCGTAAGGCTGTAGACACAATGGACACAGAAGGTCGTGACTGGGCAGAAGAAATGCACAGAAAAGATCCTAAGGCTGGCTGGAGAGCAAGACTGCGCTTCTACTGCAACGTTCTAGTAGACGACGGTATCGATGCTCCATACGTAGCTATTTGGTCTATGGGCATTAGCAAGCAGTCATCGTTTAACACAATTCGTGAGTATGCGCTAGAGACTGGAAGTATCTCGAACCTAACCTGGAAGCTAAAGCGCAATGGTCAGGGAACAGAAACAAACTACACACTAATTCCTTCAGCTCCAGATACAGAGCCATTCAATTGGGCAAGCGTTGAGCCATACCCACTAGAGATGGCCCTAAAGAAAGTTCCATATGCAGAGCAGGAAGCTTTCTACCTGGGCTTTGACTCGCCATCAGTTACTTCATCCAACATCGACTGGTAGAAGATAAATAACTATGGCTTATGTTGGCTTACATGTCCACACGCACTACTCACTCTTTGACGGAATCGCCACCCCACAAGAGTATGTAGATCGTGCGGTATCCCTGGGGATGCCTGCCCTAGCAATCACGGACCACGGGTCTCTTTCTGGACACAGAGAGATGTACCGTGCTGCGAAAGAAAAGGGCATTAAGCCAATCCTTGGCGTAGAAGGGTACATCACTGATGACCGTTTTGACCACCGTGATAAAGACGAAAGAACTGGTCCACTAGACCTAATCTACAATCACATTATCCTTCTCGCCAAGAACAAAAAGGGTTTGGAAAACCTAAACAAGCTAAATGAAATTGCATGGACTGAAGGCTTTTACAAGAAGCCAAGAATTGACTACAAGGTTCTAGAGCAATATAAAGAAGGAATTATTGTTTCTTCAGCCTGTCCATCTGGTGTTCTGGCAAAGGCTATCGAAGCTGGAGAGCTTGCAGTAGCCAAGAAACACATCGAGTGGTTTAAGAATGTTTTTGGCGATGACTACTACATCGAAATGATGCCACACACAGCCGCAGAAATTAACAAAGTTCTTGTAGAGCTTGCGGATGAATTCGGGGTAAAGATGATTGCCACCCCAGACTGTCACCACGCAGACACTTCTCAGAAAGAAGTGCAGGAGCTAAAGCTTATTCTAAACACATACTCTAACAAGGTACAGAAAGACGCTACATATGAAAAGTCTAAGAAGTACGAAAACTTGATGGAAAGACTTGACTACCTATATGGTGCAGATAGGCAGATGAGCTTTAATAAGTTTGACATTCATCTGCTATCTTACGAAGAGATTAAGTCTGCCATGGAAGCCCAGGGTATTGATAGACCAGACATGTATTCTAATACGGTTGAACTTGCAGAAAAGATTGAAGACTACAATATTAAAGATGGCCTCAACCTTTTGCCAGTTCAGTATAAGGATCCAGATGGTGAGCTAAAGTCACTAGCTCTTGAAGGGCTAAAGGAAAGAGGCCTTGATACCAAGCAAGAGTATCTCGACAGACTTGACGAAGAGCTGAAAGTAATCAAGGACAAAAACTTTGGGCCATACTTTCTTGTGGTTCGTAATATGATTAACTGGGCTAAAAAAGAGGGTATCATGGTAGGCCCAGGACGAGGATCATCTGCTGGATCATTGCTATGCTATTCCTTAGGAATTACAGATATTGACCCAATTCCACACGGTTTGCTATTCTTCCGATTTATTAATCCTGAACGTAATGACTTTCCAGATATTGATACAGATATCCAGGACTCTAGGCGTGATGAGGTTAAGGACTATCTAGTCCGACAGTATCGACACGTAGCATCTATTGCAACGTTCCTGGAATTCAAAGACAAGGGTGTTGTTCGAGACATCGCACGTGTTCTAAACATCCCTTTGCCAGATGTCAACAAGGTTCTTAAGATGGTAGACACATGGGATGAATATTGCACCTCAAAGAGCACACTAGAGTTTAGGCTCAAGTATCCAGAAATTGAAAAGTATGGGGAACAGCTTCGTGGCCGTATTCGTGGTACTGGAATCCACGCTGCTGGAGTTGTTACTAGCAAGGACCCCATCTTCAGATTTGCACCAATGGAAACTAGAACAAGCCCTGGGTCTAATGAAAGAATCCCTGTGGTTGCGGTAGACATGACAGAAGCAGAGAGAATTGGTCTTATTAAGATTGATGCTTTGGGTCTGAAGACCCTCAGTGTTCTTAAAGATACTTTGCAGATTATCGAAGATCGCCATGGCAAAAAGATAGACCTTCTAAAAATTGGCATGGAAGACGATAAGGTATATGAAATGCTATCTAGTGGATACACAAAGGGCGTATTCCAATGTGAAGCTACACCATATACCAATCTTCTTGTAAAGATGGGTGTAAGGAATTTTTCTGAGCTAGTAGCCTCTAACGCATTGGTTAGACCAGGTGCAGCTAACACCATTGGAAAAGACTATATTGCTAGAAAGCACGGTAAGCAAAACATTAGCTACCACCACCAGGTTATGAAGAAGTTTACAGAGGATACCTATGGCTGTATTCTATACCAGGAACAGGTTATGCAGGCATGTACAGAGCTTGGTGGCATGTCAATGGCTGAGGCTGACAAGGTTCGTAAGATCATTGGTAAGAAGAAGGATGCCAAAGAGTTCGATGTATTTAAGGATAGATTCGTAGAGGGTGCATCTAGATTCTTAGCTCCAAGCGTAGCTGTAGAGCTTTGGCAAGACTTTGAAGCCCACGCTGGCTACTCCTTCAACAAGTCTCACGCTGTGGCCTATTCAACACTATCTTACTGGACAGCTTGGCTAAAGTCCCACTATCCACTAGAATTTATGTTTGCGATTCTTAAGAATGAAAAAGATAAGGATGCAAGAACTGAATATCTAATTGAGGCAAAAAGAATGGGTATTTCTGTAAGGCTGCCACACATCAATGATTCAGATATTGACTTTAAGATTGAGGGCAAGGGCATTAGATTTGGACTAACTGCTATCAAGTATATCTCAGACAACATTGCCTCCAAGTATCTTGCTGCTAGACCATTCAAGACCTATAAAGAGCTAGAAGAGTTTACTATGACCAAGGGCAATGGTGTTAACACTCGTGCCCTCCAGGCTTTGAGAGTTGTCGGTGCTGCAACATTTGAGGACAACCCAAGAAACGATGATGACATTCGTGAGAACCTATACGAGTATCTAAACCTACCAGAGTTTAACATTACCGTTCCATCTCACTTCCACGCATTTATAAATGATGTAGAGGAGTTTGAAGAAAAGGGATCGTTTATTCTTATGGGTATGGTAAAAGGAATTAAGCGTGGCAAGGGCTGGTCTCGTGTAGAAATTCTAGACAAAACAGGAAGTGTTGGAATCTTTGATGAAGAGCAAACAGCCATTGAGGCTGGTAGGACGTATCTTCTTCTATGTGGCGACAACAGGATTCTTGAAGCTGTCCCTGCGGATGAAATCAGAAAGTCTGACTCAACGCTAGTTAAGTTTTTAAACTACAAGCAACTGCCATACAAGGATGACGAGCTGTTCGTAATTTCTTTTAAGTCAAGAATTACAAAGGCTGGCAAGAAGATGGCACTTATGACACTGGCAGATGATGCTAGAGATCTACACTTGGTGACAGTATTTCCCACGGCATACCCAAAGGCATACATGATGGTTAAGGAAGGCAATGCCTATAAATTCAGTTTTGGTAAAACAAAAGACGGAACAATTATCTTGGAGGATATAGAAAAATGATTACAGTATACACAAAGCCAGCATGCGTTCAGTGCGATGCCACAAAGAGAATGATGGATAAACTAAAGATTGATTACAACACGGTGGATATTACCCTTGACACAGAGGCCTTTGATATGCTAATCTCTAAGGGGTTCAAATCAGCACCAGTAGTAATTACGGATGATGACTCTTGGGCTGGATTTAATCCAGACAAGATCTCAGGATTGGCAGAATAATGACAACGATAGAGGAAGCCTTGGCTCAGCTAGATCCAAAGATCAGAAAGCGAATAGGCCCTGGGGTAGGGATTAAGACTGAAATGCAGCCTACGCCCAGTATAGGGCTAAATAGAGCCCTTGGAGGAGGCCTCCCATACGGAAGGCAGGTCCTTCTGTGGGGTAGCAAATCTAGTGCAAAGTCATCCTTGTGCCTACAGACAATTGGTCTTGCACAAAAAGAGGGAAAGCTGTGTGCCTGGGTTGATGCAGAGATGTCCTACGATGAAGAGTGGGCAAAGAAACTAGGCGTTGATACAGAAAAGCTAATCTATTCAGAAGCAAGAAGTATTAACGACATGGTGGATGTGACTGTAGCCCTGCTACATGCTGGAGTTGACCTTGTGGTAATCGATAGTATTAGCTCTTTGTTGCCAGCGGTATACTTTGAAAAAGATTCTACAGAACTAAAGCAGCTAGACCAGACAAAGCAGATTGGTGCAGAGTCTAAAGATCTAAAGCATGCTTGGATGATGATTAACTATGCTAACAATAGAGAAAAGCCAGCTTTGGTAATTGCAATTTCTCAGGCAAGAAATAACATTACTGCAATGTATACCCAGTCAGTCCCTACTGGCGGAAATGCAACACAGTTCTTCTCGTCAACAATCATTAAGTTGTTTTCTTCTAGCTCAGATACAAAAGCAATTAAGGGCAAGATTAAATCTGGAGACAAGCTTATCGAACAAAAAATTGGAAGACGTGTTCTTTGGGAAGTTCAAAACTCAAAAACTTCTGCTCCAGGAGAAACTGGTGAGTACGACTTCTTCTTTAGGGGAGACATGATTGGTGTTGACGAAATTGGAGATCTTGTTGATACTGCAGAAATGATGGGCATTGTAGAGCGTACTGGTGCCTGGTATATTCTTCCAGATGGATCTAAGGTCCAGGGTAGAGATGGATTCGTAAATAAGGTTAGAGAAGATCTAGAGCTACAGCAGTCTATTAGGGATAAACTTAATGTCTAGCTATTCTGTTTATCACGGAATCTTTAAGTGTCATACATGCAAAGAAGACGTAAAGACCCTAAGGCTCTACCCAGATACAAAAGAGCTGACCTGGATGTGTTCTCAAAAGCACATGACCTTGGTAAACTTAAACACTAAAAAGAGTAAGAGGAAAAATGAGCGAAAAGGGTGAGTCCAAAAGAATTGGTGCTAAGCAGCACAAGAATTCTGGCAGGAATACACAAAAGGGAGACGCATCCTGGGAAAACTTCGTTATTGACTTTAAGGAAGTTGGCAAGTCATTTACACTTAATAAAGATGTATGGGCAAAAGCTACGACTGATGCACTAAAGAACGGCAAGGACCCAGCAATCGTTGTGGTCCTAGGAGAATCAGGAATTAAGACAAGACTAGCAGTTATAGAGATGTCAATTTTAGAACAACTAATAGAGGATAATAAATAAAATGAAAATATTACTACTGGATATAGAAACAACTCCAATGCAGGTTTATGCTTGGGGACTATGGGATCAAAACATAACCATTGATCAAATCATTAAGCCAACAGAAATGCTATGCTTTGGTGCTAGATGGCTAGACAAAAAGAAGGTTATCTTTAAATCAGTCCATCATGACGGCAAGAAGGAGATGCTTCAAGAGCTTCACGGCCTAATGGAAGAGGCAGACATCCTTGTCGGCTGGAACTCTGCTGCATTTGACCACAAGCACATCAATAGGGAATTCCTTGAGAATGGGATGACCCCACCTTCACCAGTAAAAGACCTAGACCTTATGAGCATCACTAAGGCTAACTTCCAGTTTCCATCCAATAAGCTTGACTACGTAGCCCAGGCACTTGGCGTGGGTTCAAAGGTTAAGCATTCTGGGTTTAGCCTTTGGGTTCGATGCATGGAGGGTGACAAGAAGGCCTGGAAGGAAATGAAGGAATATCAGGTTCAGGATGTCAACCTCCTAGTTGATCTATACTACCACCTATTGCCCTGGTTTACTGGTAAGGCAAGCGTTACCAGCAAGGAAAAGCAGGGAATCCAAGAATCTGGCTTCGTGCTATAATTATACTATGGAGAAAAACGAAAACAGTAATACGATTGATAAGATAAATGGTCTCTCTGAAATAGCAGATTACATGCAAGATGAGGAGCTTACACAGGCTCTAACATTTATTGCAAAAGCTATTATCAAGCCAGACATTCCTATTAACGTCGTTACTCTCGAAATAGTTAGATTGCAGGCTATTGCTGCAAAGCTATCGCTAAAAGCCACATGGATGGCAAATGTTGATAAAGGAGATAGGGCGAAGAAGAACTTATACTATACGGCAGCAGAGGCAGTTGGACAACTGGTTTCTGCCCTAAAGTATATAACTCGCTAAATTATTATGGCACAAAACTTATTAAAACAAATAATGGTAAAAAGCCCAGGAGAAGGTCCTTCTTTTGTGGACAAGGATGCCTTAATAGAAAAGATTAGATCTGGCTACACTATTAACCGTGTAGATAAGTTTACCAAGAAAAACTCTTTTGCTCCAAGCACAATAGCATTCTCTCATGGTGAATGCCCTAGGTATTGGTATCTTGCATTTGAAGGCGGAGTCTTTGAGGACAATGCAGATGCTTATGGTGGAGCTAACATGACGGCTGGAACAAAGGCTCACGAGCGTATTCAGGAAGCCATGAGCAACGTGCCAGACTTTCTTGTGGATTCAGAGTTCAAGATTACTTATAATGATCCTCCGATTTTTGGATTTGGAGACGTCATTCTTAATTGGGGTGGCGAAGAACTTCTTGGCGAGATTAAGACTATGCCAAGCGAGGGATTTGAGTATAGAAAGGCTGCTGGTAAGGCTAAGACTGGCCACCTAATTCAGCTACTAATCTATATGAAGATTCTTAAAAAAGCAAGAGCGGTGCTAATTTATGAAAACAAGAATAACCATGACCTATTGATTATTCCAGTTGAAATAAATGACTATTACAAAAAGTGGGTAAATGCAGCATTTGATTGGATGAAAGAGGTTCGTAAGGCTTGGGAAGACAAGAAGCTTCCAACCAAGAACTATCGTTCAAACTCAAAGATCTGCAAAACATGTCCTTTGACAAAGGTGTGTGCAGATGCTGGTGTTGGAGAGCTAAAGATCAAATCCTTGGAGCCACTTGATGAAACATTGCCAATGGTGTGACGCACAGTTCGACACACAAATTTCTTACCAGATCTACTGCTCTGTGAGCTGTAGAGAGGCTGCGACCAAAGAAAAGATTGCGGCTAGGTATCTTGTAAAGAGAAGAACCAATAGGGTTTCAAAAGAACGAAAGTGTAAGTCTTGCGATAGCGTCCTATCAATTTATAATGACGAAGTTCTTTGTCCAAGATGTTTAATTATTCCAGGGGATGTCTCAAAAGCTCTGAAGGATATAAAGGGGTTGGCCAATGGTAAATCTAAGCCAAATAAAGAGTAGCCAGCCAGATACAATTTTTGCAATAGATGCTAGTACAAATAGCCTTGCATTTGCAGTCTTTAATAAAAAAGATTTAATCTCAACTGGGAAGATTAAGTTTGAGGGAAAAACTAATTACGAAAAGGTTGCAGATGCCTGCAGAAAGGTTAGCTCATTCTTTTCTATCTATGATGCCGTAGATGCTATTGTAATTGAGCATACAGTATTTATGAATAGTCCAAAGGTGGCAGCTGACCTTGCCCTAGTCCAGGGAGCCATCCTGGGGGCTGCTGGGATACACGGCATAAAGATATCTGGATCTGTAAGCCCTATAACGTGGCAAAACTTTTTGGGGAACAAAAGATTTACAACAAAAGAGAAGCAGGACATTGTTCAGGAATTTCCAGGTAAGTCAAAGGCTTGGTACAAAGCTCATGAAAGAGAATTAAGAAAGCAGAAGACTATTAGCTTTATTAATACCTACTATGATAAAACAATAGATGATAACGATGTTGCAGATGCCTGTGGTATTGGACATTGGGCCATCAATAATTGGGAGAAGTTGACAAACTAAATCATGGCTGCTAAACTACACACAAGCGAAGCATTTCTACGCAAAAGATACTGGATCGATAAAAAGACTCCAGAGGAGATTGCCAAGGAGTGCGGGGTAAGCGTAGAAACTATCTACCTCTATCTAAAGAAGTTTAATCTCAGAAAGGCTGGGAGATGAATAAAAGAACTTTTGCGCCAGTAGCATCAACTATCTTTAGCAGAGAGTATGAGCTTCAGCTAGATAACTTTGTGATACAAAAGGGCGACATCATAAAGGTGCGTGGAGAATACGGAACCAAGTTTAAGTTTGACAGCCTTGTTACAAACACACTTACTGGGGCTAAGTGGGTCGACTGCTTTGAAATGCAAAGGGGTGCAGCTTCTGCATATAGGTCCTTTAAGATTGATAAAATAAAGAGAATTCCAACAAAGAGGGGAAGAAGAAATGTCAACTGAAGATAAACTAATAGAGCATTTAGATGAAGTAAATAAGGTCGTAGAAGAATACCTTAAGGGTAATGATCCAACACAGATATCAAAAGAGCTTGTGATACCAAGACAAAAGGTCGTAGCCCATATCAATGAGTGGAAGCAGATGGCTTCCGACAATGCCGTCATTAGAGCCAGGGCAAAGGAAGCGCTTGCAGGAGCAGACACACACTATAACAAACTAATACAAAAGGCTTACGAAGTTATAGATGATGCCACCACCACAGCAAACCTTACAGCAAAAACATCAGCAATTAAGCTGGTATTGGATATTGAAGCTAAAAGAATTGACATGCTGCAGAAAGCTGGTCTGCTAGAAAACAAAGAGCTAGCAGAAGAGATGCTGGAGATTGAGAGAAAGCAGGATATCCTGGTCGGTATTCTAAGAGACATAGCTGCAGAGTATCCACAGATTCGTGATGAGATTATGCGTAGGCTATCTGATGTCTCTAAAGAAAAAGAGGTAATCACAATTGTCCACAACGTTTAATGAATTCTTTGAGGTTCTTAAGGCAGACAACTTTGAGGAGAAGCCTGTAGACGCAAAGACATTTGTTGAAGGTGAGAATTATCTTAATCAGCCTCCGCTATCTGAAATCCAGTATCAGATTGTAGAAGCTATGAGCCAGATCTACAAGCAAGAAGATCTTATTGATCTTATGGGCGATGAAGAGGGTAGAAGATACTACAAGAAGTATACAAAAAATGAAGTTATTCTACAGCTGGGCAAGGGATCTGGAAAAGACTTTACATCTACCGTGGCCTGTGCCTACATCGTATACAAGCTTCTATGTCTAAAGGATCCAGCAAGATACTTTGGCAAGCCATCTGGAGATGCTATTGATATTATTAACGTAGCTATTAACGCACAGCAGGCTAAGAACGTTTTCTTTAAAGGGTTCAAGACTAAGGTAGAAAAGTCTCCATGGTTTGCAGGAAAGTTTTATGCAAAGGCAGATAGCGTAGAGTTCGATAAGGCTATTACTGTTTACTCTGGTCACTCAGAACGAGAATCTCACGAGGGTCTTAACCTAATCCTAGCAGTTCTTGATGAGATTTCTGGATTCGCAAATGAGGTTGGGACTGGTAATGACCAGGGTAAAACAGCAGACAACATCTACAAGGCCTTCCGTGCATCCGTAGACTCTCGTTTCCCAGACCTTGGCAAGGTTGCTTTGCTATCGTTCCCACGCTATCCAGGAGACTTTATTTCTCAGAGATACGAAGATGTCATCATGGAAAAAGAAGTTGTCGCCAAGACTCACAAGTTTATTATGAACGAAGATCTTCCAGAAGATGCCCCAGGAAATTCTATGGAAATATCTTGGGATGAAGATAACATAATCTCTTACAAGTATCCAGGAATGTTTGCGCTAAAGAAACCAACGTGGGAAGTTAATCCAACTAGAAAGATTGATGACTTCAAGCTAGCTTTTTATACAGATCTCGGAGATGCCATGCAGCGTTTTGCTTGCGTCCCAACCTACTCATCTGATGCATTTTTTAAGCAGACAGAAAAGGTTCGTGAAGCAATGATGCTTCGTAATCCTCTGGATGCCTTTAGAAGATTTGATGAAACGTTTGTTCCAGATCCAGAAAAGATTTACTATGTCCATGCCGACCTTGCTCAGCAACACGACAAGTGTGCGGTAGCAATTGCTCACGTAGATAAATGGGTAAACATTCAGGTTATTAAGGACTACCAGCAGGTAGCACCAGTCGTTGTTGTGGATGCAGTAGCATACTGGGAGCCAAGGGTTGAAGGCCCAGTAAACCTATCTGAGGTTAAGCAATGGATTCAAAACCTAAGAAGGCTAGGATTTAATATCGGAATGGTTAGCTTTGACCGCTGGCAGTCATTTGATATCCAGAATGAGCTAAAGCAAGTGGGGCTTAGAACAGAGACGGTATCTGTTGCTAAAAAGCACTATGAGGATATGGCAATGCTCATATATGAAGAAAGGCTAGCTATGCCAGCCATAGACCTCCTGTATGAAGAGCTAACAGAACTTAAGATTATGAAGAATAATAAGGTTGACCACCCACGTAAAAAGTCTAAGGACTTGGCTGACGCCGTTTGTGGGGCGGTATTTGGGGCAATATCCCACACCCCTAGAGACCAAAACCTTGAAGTAGAGATTCATACTTTCAAAGATAGGCCTAAAACACAGGTTGACAACGAAAGAAGCAATGTGATACAATATAAGCCTATCCCAAAAGAAGTAAAAGAATATTTGGATAGATTTAATCTAATGTAAATAGGAGAAATAAATAAATGAATTCATTTAAGAATCCACTAATCGCTATTGCCTCTGCAGTAGCTCTTGCAGGAGCTATGCTCGTGGCTGTTCCTGCAAATGCTAATACCGCAACGCTAACTATTGCAGGATCTTCTGCTACTGGTGGAACAACTGCAGCAACTGCAATTGCTGTTCCAGTTCCAGCAGATAACGATGTTAGCTCTGCAGATGCACTTCGCATTGCACTTACTGGTGTTGCAACAAACACCACTGTAACCGCAACTACAACTAACCTAAAGCTTGTGACAAAGGTCACCACTGGTTCAGACGTAGTTAAGGCAGATGCTGGAGCATCTTCTGTATCTGTAAACACAGGTAGCGGAACAACTGCAGACATCTACGTGTACACCACATCAACTGCAACTGGTTCTGTATCAGTTTCTGTTGGTGGAAACACAACTGTTTACCACGTTAAGGGAACAGCTGGCCCAGCATACACAGTTTCTGTGACTGCTCCAGCTTTTGCAGGACTAGGGTCTGCAGTAAACCTAACTGCGACAGCTCAGGACATCTTTGGAAATGCTGTGGAGAATGCTGCAATTACCGCAACAGTTCTTCGTGGCACTGTTACAACACAGTTTGCCTGGAATGCAACTGACAAGGTCTACAAGGCTGTTGTTACTGCTCCAGCAACAGCTGGAAACGACTTTGGTGTAGCCAGAATTTCTGCAACTGCAGTAGCTGGACTAGCTAAGCCAGTAACAGAGGTATCGTTTACTGTAAGCGTACTCAACCTAAACGATGCAATCACTGCTGCAAATGCAAAGATTGCAGAGCTAGAGGCCAAGGTAGCCAAGCTAGCTAAGCGAGTAGCTAAGCTAAAGAAAAAGAAGTAACCTATTAATTGAGTGGGGGCATCGAAAGGTGCCCCCATTTATATTATAAAAATCATTGATTTGCAACAAGTTTAAAAGAGAGGTATAATAGATGTCCATCAACATAGTATACTTTTCAAACTACTCTGGTAATACTAAAAAATTTGTGGAGAAACTGGGAGACAGCTTTGGGAATGTTCACAGAATTCCTATCGATTGGGATCAATCTGATCCCTTGGTTGCCCCCAGTGATTTTGTATTGTTTATTCCTACCTATGGTGGCGGCTCTGAAAGCTCAGCAGTCCCTAGGCAAGTCAAGAAGTTTTTAAATATTTCCCAAAACAGGGATAACCTTAGGGGTATCGTTGGATTTGGGAACACCAATTTTGGAGAGCACTTCTGCAAAGCCGCAGAGGTTATCTCTCAAAAAACTGGGGTGCCAATTATCGCTAGAGTAGAGATATTTGGAACACCAGAAGACCTAAATATTGTAAAAGAAAGAATGAGGATGTTGTATGACAACGAATAACGGCTATAGCTACCACGAACTAAACGCAATGCTAAATCTCTATGACGAGAATGGCAAGATACAGTTTGACAAGGATAGGGAGGCCGCAAAGTCATACTTCTTAGATCACGTAAACCAGAACACAGTATTCTTTCACTCTATTGAAGAAAAGCTAAGCTATCTTGTTGAAAATGAATACTATGACAAAGATGTCTTAGACCAGTATTCCGCAGAATTTATCAAAGATCTATTTAAGCACACATACTCATATAAGTTTAGATTCCCTACATTTGTCGGAGCCTACAAGTTTTATACATCCTATGCCCTAAAGACTTTTGATGGTGAGCGCTACCTAGAGCGCTTTGAAGACCGTGTCGTAATGAACGCACTTATGCTTGCACGTGGTAATGAGCAGATTGCAAAAGACACTGTAGACGAAATTATCTCAGGTCGTTTCCAACCAGCTACCCCAACATTTCTTAATGCTGGTAAGAAGCAGCGTGGAGAGTTTGTGTCTTGTTTCTTGCTACGTGTAGAAGATAACATGGAGTCAATTGCTCGTGCTGTCGCATCATCCCTTCAGCTATCAAAGCGTGGTGGTGGTGTAGGTCTTAATCTTACAAACGTTCGTGAACATGGGGCACCAATTAAGAAGATTGAAAGTCAGTCCTCTGGAGTTATCCCAGTCATGAAGATGCTTGAGGATGCATTCTCCTACGCCAACCAGCTAGGTGCTCGTCAGGGTGCAGGTGCGGTTTACCTAAACGCTCACCACCCAGACATTATGAGATTCTTGGATACCAAGAAAGAAAACGCTGACGAAAAGACTCGCATCAAGACCCTAAGCCTGGGGGTAGTTATTCCAGACATTACTATCGAACTTGCTAAGACTAATGAAGATATGTATCTATTCTCTCCATACGACGTAGAAAGAGTCTATGGAAAACCAATGAGCGATGTATCTGTTACAGAACTATACAACGAGATGGTCGATGACCCACGCATCCGTAAGTCCAAGATCAAGGCCCGTGAGCTTTTTGAAAAGATTGCAGAGCTACAGTTTGAGTCTGGCTATCCATACATCGTTTATGAGGATACTGTAAATAAGGAAAACCCAATTGAGGGCCGCATCAACATGTCTAACCTCTGCTCTGAAATTCTGCAGGTCAACACCCCAACCACCTACAACAATGACATGTCATACAAGGATATTGGCAAGGACATCTCATGTAACTTAGGATCACTAAACATTGCAAAAGCTATGGAGTCTCCAGACTTTGGTAAAACCATTGAAATCGCCATTCGTGCCCTTACATCGGTATCTGAGCAGTCCTACATTGATTCCGTAATGTCTGTTGCAGAAGGTAATAGAAAGTCTCGTGCAATTGGTCTAGGGCAGATGAACCTACATGGATATTTTGGAAAAGAGGAGATGCATTATGGAGAAGAGGAATCAATTGACTTTACAAACATCTATTTCTACACAGTGTTGTACCATGCACTACGAGCAAGCAATAAGCTTGCAAAGGAAACAGGATCGCCTTTTGAGGGTTTTGAAAAGTCCAAGTATGCGTCTGGCGAATTTTTTACTAAATATACTACTCAAGAGTGGCTACCACAAACAGATAAAGTTGCAAAGATTTTTGCTAATGCAAATATTGAAATTCCAACACAAGAAGATTGGAAGTCTTTAGCTAGTTCTGTAATGGCTCATGGTCTATACAACCAGAACCTACAAGCAGTTCCACCTACAGGATCAATTAGCTACATTAACAATAGCACTAGCTCTATTCATCCTATTGCGTCTCAGATTGAAATTCGTAAAGAGGGAAAGCTGGGTCGTGTTTACTACCCTGCCCCATACCTAACTAATGACAACCGTGAATACTTCCAGGATGCATACGAGATTGGTCCAGAAAAGGTTATTGATGTTTATGCTGCAGCAACGCAGCACATTGATCAGGGGCTATCCTTGACACTATTCTTTAAGGATACTGCTACTACTCGTGACGTAAACAAGGCACAGATTTACGCATGGAAAAAGGGTATCAAAACAATTTACTACATTCGCATTAGACAGACTGCACTAGAGGGTACAGAGATGGAAGGGTGCGTGTCTTGTCAGCTTTAGATTTGTGGGATAGCATATACAAGAACGGGGTTTGGAGTTCGGACAAGAATTCAGGGCCTGGGTCTGACCCCCAAGTTTCTGCCGATTGGCTGGTATTTCTGCAAAAATTTATTGCAGAAAATAACATAAAATCAATATTGGATTTGGGATCTGGAGACGGAAGACTTGTTTCAAAGCTAAATCTTGAAAATATGTCCTACGTTGGTATTGAGGCTTCGAATGCAGCAGTTGCATTATTCTATAAAAATAATAAGGATAAAGACTACAGAATTATAAACTCCTCCATTATTGATGAAGAATATCCACAATCTGATTTAATTATAATAAAGGATGTTTTGCAGCACAACCCAAACTCCGATGTAAATAAAATACTTAACAAAATAAAAGAATCTTGCAATCATGCATTAATTTGTGAGGATTTTTCGGGGACCACTAATTCAGACATTAATCCTGGAGAGTATAGGCCAATATCTTTAGAACTAATAAAGTTATCCCTTAACGCTAGCCTATTGTTTAAATATGATGCTGCAGGATTTACCAAGGCAGTTTACTATTATAAAAGAGAAGCCTAATGATTATAGACAACGTAAAAAGATTAAAAACAATTTTGACTAAGGCAACAGCAGTTGAGGTGTCTTATAAAAGATTTGGTAGAGATAATGACGGTGGATATATTCTGGTAGACGACATTACCCAAAATGACTTTGGAATTTCTTTTGGTATTGCTGGAGATGTAAGCTGGGATCAAGACTTTATGAAATTTGCTAGCGGAATTCATATGTATGACAACTCTATTGATGGTTTGCCAGAGCATGTGGTAGATTCAAAATTCTTTAAAGAGACCGTTGGAAGCGATATTGGTTTAGACGAAGCTATATCAAGAGCCGATTTTGACAAAGACTTAATTTTAAAAATGGATATTGAAGGTTCGGAGATTGATGTTTTAAAAAATTGCTCTAGTGAGTCTGTAGATAGGTTTCGTCAAATAGTCGTAGAGTTTCACAATATTATAGACTATACAAAAGATAAGCTTG